AGGGGCCCGCCTCATTAAAGACAGCCTTCTTATGAAGCCTTTTATTATCGTTGCTGATAGTGTGTCAGCAATGACTCCTAAACAAATGTTAGAGGGTGCTGTTGATGAAGCTACGGGGATTGGCTTGCAGGCTCGATTGATGTCTTATTTTTTAAGCCATATAAGTAAATTTCTCAAGGAGAGTAATACTTGCCTTCTTTTTACTAACCAACTTCGATCGGTTATTAAAAAAACCAAGTTTGATGGAGGTCCTGATGAGGAATCAAGTGGTGGTCGTGCTTTAAAATTTTACGCCTCGGTACGTCTACTCCTCAAAAAGAGTAAAGTTGAAAGATTGAATGTTAAAAGCAGACTTACTGGTGCAGAAGGTAAGGAGCCTATTAACGTTACGATAAAGGCTACTGTTGTAAAGAATAAGATCGATAAGCCATATCTCTCAGCTCCAATTTACATTCGGTTTGGAGAAGGTATCGATAATGTGATCTCCCTTATTAGGCTTGCTGTGAATACTGGTTTGATCAAGAAATCAGGTTCTTTTTTCACTTACTCTGAAGGGACCGAAGTTTTACTTAAGATTCAGGGTGAAGATAAACTTCGTGATGCTTTACTTGATAATGAGAAATTACTTAACAAGATCCAAGGCAATATGAGTATTAAAGAGGATGTAGCAGTTAAAGAGGCTTATGAGGCTCTTGGTGAGGAACTGCCCTCTGTAGATGAAATGGATGCAATGTTTAATCAGGTATCCACTACGTACATCGAGGATCAGAAGGATAAAAAGAAGAAAAAGGAAGAGAAAGAAGAAGACTAAATGACGACGGAAATCTCTATTAAGAATTTTCAAAGTGCGAAGGACGTTAGTCTGGTTGTTGATGGCTTTACAGTTGTTGTTGGCCAAAACAACATTGGAAAAAGTGCTATTATAAGGGCTGTTGATGCGGCCCTTATAAATAGAACAGGTGACGGTTTTATTCGAGACGATGAGAAGAACACTGAGATAAAGATTAAACGGGAAGGCTTTACCCTTGAATGGAAAAAAGGGGCAAAGGCTTCCTATAAAATTAATGACACAGAATCTTTTACAGCTCTTAATAGAGATATTCCTCAACCCCTTATTGATGCAGGTTTCGGTAGGATGGAGATAGGGGATAAAAAAGTTAGCCCTTTAATTGCTCATCAGTTTGAACCCTTGTTTTTAATTAATAAGGGAGGATCGGTTGTTACCGAGGTCTTGGCCGGGATCTATGATTTAGATTCTTTGAGCATTGCTGATGATATGTGTCAGAAGGATTTGAAGGCTCAGAAATCAATGCTCAAGACCAGGGAAGGGGATTTAAAAGGATTACAAGGTAAGTTAGAAGTTTATACGAATTTTGAAAGTATAAAGGAAGAAGTTAAGGCCCTCGTAGAAAAGGATAAGGCTTGTCAGGATCTTCAGGCTGAGATAGCCTTACTCTCGGACTACTCTGACCAATTGATAGCCCTATCTGCTTCTCTGGAAGTTTTAAAAGGCATCAAAGGGGTTAAGGTCCCTGATACGTCTGAGTGTGAAAAGCTTGTAGAAGAAAATTCTTGGCTTGATGAAAAAATACAAGAGCTGTTTGTTCTGGGAACTAATATTAAAAAATTTAAGATTGTTCAGGATATAAATATTCCTTCAGCAGAGGGTTTTGATAGCCTGACTCAGGATGTTACCCAGTTAAGTGAGTGGTCTGATCAATTAGAGATATCTCAACGATCTGTTGCGGAATATGAGAAAGTTTTAAATCTTCTTAACCCGGGAATTTTAGAATTAGAGAAGCTTATCCCTAAAGCGTCAGACGCTCTAAACTCCTTTACTGAAATTTCTGATTTCGAGCAAAACTTTATATCTACAGTAACTTCTACTAAAGCAACCCGAGATGAGTTAAAAAAAGTAACTGAAGAATTAGAAATTAAAAATAAAGAGTTATCTGAAATTAAAGTGTGCCCGTTGTGTGAAAGGCCTTACTGATATGTCATCGAGATATGATATAATACTTGGAAAAACATCTAAGAAGATTAAAAGATTAATTAATCCTCAAGTCCTTCTATCGAGGTTTTAGCGGCGTAACTGGAATAGGTTTTTAGAATGAAGGTATTTAATGACTGAGTTTACTTTTGTTTCAACGAGCGATATACATATAAGTGATGTTAATCCTCCAAGTCGTTTAGATAATTTTAAAGAAGCTATTTTCGATAAAATTTCTCAAATGCGGGTGGCATGTAAAAAGCTTAATGCTGATGCTGCGTTAATTGCTGGTGACTTATACAATATTAAACAACCAATGAAAAATAGTCATGCTTTAAACCAGCAGCTGATTGCTGAATTTCGACAATTTCCTTGTCCTATTTATATGATTGAGGGAAATCACGATCTAACTGCAAATCGATTAGAGAGTCTTAAGGACCAACCCCTTGGTGTTCTTTTTGCAGATAAAACCTTACTTCAATTACGTCATGAGATCATAGAGAAAAACGGTAATAAGGTGTCTTTGGTAGGTGTTCCATTTATAGATGATCTTGATTTAGATACCCTCGTTATACCTGATAAAAATGATGCGAAGATACAGATCTGTTTAATGCATCTCTATGCTGGTATGAAGGCTGGGATGATGTATAAGGAACGGCTTTATGGCTATGATGAATTGGCAAAGTTCTCACCGGATATATTCGTTTTAGGCCATTACCATGTGGATCAGGGGATTTACGATCTTAATGGGAAATATTTTATCAGCTTAGGTTCAATGTCTCGGGGAACGATGCATGAGGAAAATACTGAGCATCAACCTCAGCTTGGGTTTATTCGGATAACAGTTGATGACGAGGGTAATGTCGAGAAATCCTTACGCTCTATAAAGCTTCGAGTTAAGCCTGCTATTGAAATTTTTGATATGGATAAAAAGGCTGAAGAGAAAAAAGAGAGTGAGGCCATTAAACTGTTTGTTGAAAAACTGGCCACGGAAGCCGTTGCTATGAATGTGCAGAAGGGTGATGTTGTAGAAAATATTATCGAGCAGATGAATGTGGCTTCTGTTATTCAGGATAGAGTTTTACATTATATCCAATTAGCAAGGTCTCAAAAGAAATGAAGCAGTTTATCCATAAATCTGACTCTCGAATGAAAACGGTTGTCTGCGGTGGCCCTGCTTTTGAAGATAAAAAGGCTGATTTTGTGTGTGATAGCTCATCTATAAAACTTAAAAACATAAGATTGCTGACTATGTTGCGCCTTTTAAAAATTTTTTTAAGGTATGGAAATGCTGAAATTTATTATCATATTTGTGGAAGTTATGGTGAATGGGATGTCCCAATGGATGCTGAGAACGTCGAAGTGAGACACACTCTTACAGGCCCACATGTAACTATTTGGTGAAAGGATTTATAATGCCAGAAATCGAAAATATTAAACCTATGAGAAGAAAGTATTGGAGTGAACTTACTGATTCAGAACGTGTTTTGAAATTACAGGAGGAGCTTTCACGGACCCAGCATCAGGTAGCAGATCTCTGTAAGTATGTTGGTAAATTAATGGAGCATGCACATTACGAAGGTCGTATAGTTTCTAATATTCAAAGGCCTAATGAAGAATCTTATGGTGGAATTTATTTTCGTGTGGAAGATTTTAAGGATAAATAATGAGTTGGTTATCAAGGATAGATGTGAAAAAAGAATACCTAACTACCCGGAAGAAAATTAATAAAGAGACAGATAAGTTACTGTTCCCGTGGTATCAAAGGTTATGGCAGTTATTTAAAAAAAATAAGCCAGAGGACCCGTATAAAGGAAATCCTTTTAGATGTCCTAAGTGTGGGCACTGCCTTGCTTGGGCTTATGGCACTTGTGCTTATTGTCTTGATGGAGTGCCAAAATGAGAATTAGTTATCACGGATGGAAGGCTTATAAGGAATGTCCTAAGAAATTCTTTTTAGGCCATATTCAAAAGGCCCCTCCTACGGTCCCTGTGAATCAGTATTTTACTTTATACGGCAGGCTCGTTGAAAATTTTTTCACCTTATTCTCGAATATATGGAGATTCAAGACCCCTTATATTTTTCCTGAGGTAATTCGAGAAAGACTGCAGGTTCTATATAACGATATTCTTATGGCAAGCACAGTGAACTGGGCTGCTCCTTTTGTTAAGTATACCCAGAATGGTATATTCGAACAGGCTTTTGCTGATGTTTGTTTGATTATGGACTCAATGGAACAGAATAACTTTCTCAGTACCAAGGCCGAGGTCGGGATCGAGTTAAAGCTTAAGGATAACACAGAACTTACAGGACGTCTGGATTTTATACACACATTCCCCTTATCTAAAGAAGTTTTAATTTTTGATGGCAAGGGAACAGATGTTATAGGTAAGAATGTGTCTAATGATCAGCTTCTTTTTTATGCCTTACTTTATTTTTTTCAATATAAGAAACTTCCGAACAGTCTGGGTTTCTTCTATTACAGGTTTAATACCTTAATCCCTGTGCCTATTAATGAGTTCTTATTAAATGATTTTAGGGCACGTATTTCTCTTGATATAAAAACAATGACTTCTGATCAAAAATTTACAGCTACTCCATGCTCTAAATCCTGTAAGTATTGTGATTATGCACGGGATTGTCTGGAAGGGCTACAGTCAAAGGGAACTCGGTCCAGGAAATCTAAACTTAAGTTCGAAGGTGAAGGCTTTGTAGAATTCGGATTTTAATTGTGTGAAAAATAAAATAATATGGTATTAAATCACATAAAATCAATATTATAAGAAAAGATTGGGGAGTATATGGATGAAACAGTTGAGAGAGTGATGAAGATTAAGGAAAAGGTTGCAGATCTTTCCAATAAAAAGATACGAATTGAGGAAAGGTTTAAAAGCGAAAAAGCTAATCTCGAGAAGCTTATTGAAAAAATTACATCAAGTGGCTATGACCCGAAAAAGCTGACCGAGATTAAAAAGGAGAAACAGGATCTTCTTAAGAAAGCCTTGGAAGAAGTTGAAGAAAAGACTAAAGCTGTTGAACAAAAACTTAGCTTGATAGAGGTTTAAATATGATTGAATTTATTGCTACTACCGTAAATTTGAAAAAAGCTCTCTCGATCGTGGCCTTGGCCACAGGGGATAATGTTGAAGATATCCATGGGCATGCTTTATTCAGCTCCGATGAAAATGGGGTTACTTTGTATGCTACAGATGAAGACAAACTTGCCACGGCTTATCTTCCTGTTGAAGGATTAGATTCTGGTGTGAAAACGAGATTTACTCTGGAACCTAAGAAACTGCAGGCTTTAATAAACACATCTAAGTCTGATTCGGTTAAGTTTTCTTATGAGGATGAAACTAAGACTCTTAATGTTTATGCCTCAGAAGATTCCGATGCTTTTGTATCTTTCCCTTCTTTTGATCCAGATAGTTTCTTAACTTTTCATGAAGACTTGTTCTCGGCGAAAGAGGTTAAGACTGTAGAGGCCAATGTTATTACAACCTCTCTTAAGTTTATTCAAGGATTTTTGAGTGATGATAAAAATAAGAAATACTCGAATGTTTATATTGTCGATGGGAAGATTTATGGGGCAAACGGGTCATCAAAAGTAGGTGTTTTTATTAGCCCTTGTTTCGAGGGAGTGAATCTTGTTTTACGGCGTATTATGCTTTCATCTATAAATTCTTTTATCGAGAAAGCCGGTATCCCGGAGATTACAATAAAAGAGACGGATAAGATTGTTATTGTTTCTGGTATTAAGGGGTTGGATAATTTTGCTTTTAGAAAATCCGTTATTGAAGTTCCTAAGCTCCCTATTTCTACAAGTGTCCCTCAGTCGGCTGGTTTTGTGATCGAACGGGGAACCTTTCTTAAGAAGCTTAACCGCCTTTTTCTAACTCACAATCAACGTAATGCTGAGTTTGGTTTAAAGGTCAATATCAAAGGTAAGGATATTGTTATTGAGACTATTGCGGATAGGAAGTCTGTCGAAAAGATATCTTGCGAAAGGGTTGCAGGAGAGGATCCTTTAGATTTTACTATTGATTGTATAAAGTTAAGGGAAGTTCTGGGACTTTTCCAGGCGGATAAGGTTGATTTTTATATCGAAAAAGGTAAATGCTCGATATACAGTGATGCTGAAGTGGTGATTAGAGAAGAAAACCCACCAGTGACCAGTCCCTTCGTTTCAATAGGCTTAGTGACTTTAGCAAAGGTTGTGTAAGTGCTCTCTGTTATAGAACTGCAGCGTAAGACTGATCAAATTGAAGGGTTTTATCGAGCCCTTCAAAATCAGGAATCATCTCTTAAGGATCAGATCAGCTCAATTAAAGAAGAGATCGATATACTGACTAAGACCAGTACGGTTTTAAAGCATTTACTTGATGTGATGATTAAGGATGAAATCATTCCTATGGCCAGTCTTATTACTTACGGTCTAAAGACTATATTTCATGATCAGAATCTTAGTTTTATTCCTAAGATGATGAAGAAGAACGAAAAAATGCATATTGAGCTTAAGACCGAGGTTGATGGGAAGGAAAGAGACTTCGAATCTTTCGGTGGAAGTGTGGCCGTTATAGAGAGCTTTTTGTTGAGAATTTTATGCATGCTCAAGAAAAACTATGCTAAGGTCTTATTTTTAGATGAGACCTTTGCGGCCGTGGGGGCTATTTATATCGCTAATACCTGCAAATTTATAAATGAGCTTTGTAAAAAACTTAAAATGGATGTACTTTTAGTTACCTGGCAGAATGAGTTCGAGAGTGGCGCCGACCATGTGTACAAGGTAAAAAAGACTTCCAATGGAATAACAGTGGAGAAAACCAGATGAGCGACCAAGCAACATTTTTACAGATTGATCTTCAAACACTTTTTTACGAGGCCCGTAATCTTGGGCAAAAAATAGACTTTGAGAAAATATGGAATTACTTTCATACCCGGGAAACTGAGAATTTGATAGGAGCTAATATTTATTTGGTTCGAAGTGAAGAGCTCGATAGTCAGAAATTTGAAGCTAAGTTACAATCCATAGGGTATAAAATTTGTGCTAAGACGGCCGTATTGAAGGAAGGTGTTCCTGTTTATCGAGGTGTTCGTCACGATATAAATATTACTATAGATTGTTTCGATAAAATGGATCTTTTTAATAAATGGATCCTGATGTCGACCAATGATAGTTTTGCCGATCTTTGTAAGTATCTTCGTTTTAAGAATAAAAAGATCGAGATTTGGAATTTTAGAAACAGCTACAGTTCCAAGTTTGAAGCTTATGCGGATAAGATGAGTGTTATCGGGGATGATTTCTTTTATAAGAAACCTAAAGTTACTGTGTTCGGATTTAATAGTGATCCAAGCTCGAGGTTTAATAGTGACTCGAGTTCGGCCTTATCTGATTCTTTTAAGAACGGACCAGAATAATGAAAAATACTCGTGCTGTTTTTTTAAAGCTGCGAGAGGTGAAATACTACCATCTTACACAACTTTATAAGAGGTATCTTAAAAGGATGCCTGAGAATTGTAAGTACAATTGCCCATACAGGTTTTCTTCAAATGGGGGAGCTGATACAGAAATTCGTCTGTGCTTGTTACATCAACCTCATCTTGATTTAAAGATGGGTGTGTTTCCTCATTTGGTGGACCTTTGCCAGGAGACCTCGCATTGTATTAATTGCAATGCTTTTATTTTGAGACATACAAAAGAATCGGTTAAGAATATTTTTGAATTGGAATTGAAAAATCAGGCTATTAAACAGAAAAAGTATCCAGATATTTGTGCCTTAGAATGGGTTATGGAGCAGTCGGTGGTAGGCTTAAAGCCTTTCTCTTTTCTTGTAAAAATTTATTATAAAATAAAATCAATAATAGCACAAAATAGAATTCTTTAAAAAGGAATCGCCCTCATGAGTAATATAAGAAAGATAGATTTGTGCGATCGTATAGCAAAAAGGCTTGAAGATAAATCTACGGAAGAGGTCAAGCTAGTTGTAGATACATTATTTGAGGAAATTTTAAGAATTCTTTCTGAAGACTTACGTATAGAAATTCGTGGTTTCGGAACTTTTAAGGTAAAACGCCGTAAAGCAAGGATAGGCCGAAATCCCAGAACTGGTGAAACCGTTTCTATCCCTGCCCACAAAGCCCCTATTTTTAAATTTTTCAAAGATGCACAAGATATTTTTTAAGTAATATACCCACTTTTGCCAGTGTTTTAATAATACTCTCTTAATATGATTACCAGAAAGGAATAGGAAAACCATTTCCTGGCTTATTTTTACCTTTCGAAAGAGAGCTATTTTATGCAAATTACTGTTGAGACGTGTAGTTCTATATGCATCAACACTCTTCAATCCACTATTAAACGAATCATTAAACAGGACTATCCTGATTCGAATCAGGAAGAAACCTATAAGCACATGCAGGATGAACTGAAGAAGTTTAATGTTGATGGCCAGACGTTTGAGTATATCGCTTTAAAGAATTATTTGGGTGGGCATAGGTGGTTTTTCCTTTGTCCTAAGTGCCAGCAGAAAGCCAATAAATTATTTTTACCTCCATTAGGGTGTAAAAAAGAACATGTTTATGCTTGTAAGGCCTGCCATCGATTAAAAAACCAATCTGCAATTATGGGTCAGAATAGTATGTATAAGTTAGTGACCCGGCCTTTGAAGAGGATGAAGGAGATAGAAGATAGGTTGGCCCATGGTCATATGAAGAGTGAGTTAGTTCAGCAGCTCCTGGATGAGTATGAGAAATTGGAGAAGCAGTTGAAGGATTCTCCCGAGTTTCGACTTTTTTCATTTAAGAAAAAACACAACCTTTTAGTTTGAGGGGACAAAATGGTCAGTATTATTTCTCCTAATAAAGATTTTCCGCCTTTTAGGAAAAGCCTTTTCCTTGCAGGTACAATAACTGGATCCAAATTTGATTGGCAAGGCCAGGTCACCGAGGCTCTTAAAGATTTTGATGTGGTTATATTTAACCCACGGCGAGATAAGAATCCTGAAGATATTGAGGATATTCGAGAGCAGATTGCTTGGGAATTTGAAATGCTTAGAAATGCAGATGTGATTTCTTTTTGGTTTGGTAATGAGACTATAGCTCCCATAACTTTATTTGAACTTGGGAGCTGGTCCATGACTCAAAAGCCCCTTGTTGTGGGAGTAGATCCTGAATATCCAAGGAAATTCGACGTTGAGGTTCAGCTTAAACTTGTTCGGCCGGAAGTTAAAATTGTTTATTCTTTAGATGCTTTGTCTAATGAAATTTCGGAGACTTTGAACTTCCTTTTTCAGATGTAATTATCTTTAAATATTTGTTTTTAGCTATGCAAAAGGTAGCAATTCGTCTTCGATTAAAGCCCCCTGTACGTCGATCTCCTAGTCAGCGTCTTAGAGGACGCCTTTATTATAGGCGTAATAGGGCGAAGATTAGAATGCAGAGGAGACGTTACTTAAGAAGCCATAGGAGTATTATTAAGCATCGTAAGATGTTTATGCGATACAAGCCTAGCTGGTTTAAAAAGCCTAAAAAGCTTCACCATCAAAAACCTAAAAAATTCAAATTGAAGGTTCCTAAGATGGTAAAGCCTTTAAAGCCGAAAACATTCAAGCCTCCAAAGCCTTTGTTTCACACAAAAAAATTCTAAGCCACATAGGGTGGCTTTTTTTATTTAAATAAAACTCTTTTGAAAGATCCGAAAAACTTGTATAATAGACTATACGGAACGACTAAGTGTAATTTTTAGAAAAAGAGTACCATGGACTTACAAATTGTTGACATTAACAAGGATTGGGTTAAATGTGACACTTGTGGAGCTAATATTGTAGATCTTGCTAATTTTGTTTATTCAGGTAAAAGCGACTCCACCGCGAATGATAGGAAAGAATATTGTATGTGTAGAAAGTGCTCTACACCATTTATTCTTCATTATGACATGTTTGATCCTCAAGGTCATATTTACCCAAGTATTTTTATCGAGGATATTAATAATCCTTCTTGTAATTGGCCCGATAATCTAACAGAAGAACAGAAAGAGGTCGTATCGGCACATTTAGAAAATTGTCAGATCTGTATGGATAGATTAACCCAAGAGCTCCTTACTGATGCCTGGCTTAAGGATTTTATTGCCAGCAGGAAGGGAAAGTAATGCCTCGATTATTGAAAGAAGAAAGAGAACTTAATGCTAAGAAGATACTTTGTTTGAATTATAAACAGGAGATTCTTCGACTTATCGAGGTTGCTAAAAGTGATTGTTCCCAACACAATTGGGAGAAATTAGATTTAGTATTAGATCTAATTCATGAAAAAGTCTCTAATAGTGTAATGGTCGTATAAATGCATATTGAATTATTTGATTATATTTCTGGAAATTCCCTGGGAGTAACTCAGGGAGTTGATTTTAAAGATGTCATTCAAAATCAACATTGTGTTAAACCGATCGTTTTGAAATTTGTTCGGGATGTAGAAACCCCTATATTTGATTTTATTCTGTTTCTTGAAAATAAAGGACAGAATAAGGAATCAAACTTTTTTTATTATATCGATCCTCTTTTTAGACCTTCGCTTGAGTCTGGAAGTAATCTCTTTCAGACCTTTATTGAAGTCCCTAATGCTATTCAAACCTCTTATCCGGGTGGAGTCCACATTGGTACGGATGGAGATACCTCGTATTATGTTTGGCTTGATGTTCAATCCCTAAACCAAATAGGGGTAAACATTCCTAATTTTAGGCTGTTCTTCGATTTTTAAAAAACCCCTTTATTTTTTTGCCTGATTAATCTATTATAGTCATGACCTATTATGAAATTTTAGGTGTGCCTTTAGGTGCATCTAAGAAAGATATTCAAAGGGCATTTCGTCTTTTAGCCGTCAAATACCATCCGGATAAGAACAAGGACCCAGGTGCGGTTCAAAGATTCGCTGAAATAAAGAAGGCTTACGAACATCTTAAAAATGAGACAAAAAGAAAAGTTGAGGAGAATTCTGCCCCTGTAGGAGAGCCCCTTTATAAATCTGATTTAAGGGTCTCAATAAAGGTCAAGATCCAGGATTTGGTCTCTTGTATTAAAAAGAATTTGAAAATAAAGAGAAAAAATTCATGCTCGGTTTGTGCAGGAACTGGCTCCGCTTCTAAGAAATTCACGAAATGTGTGTATTGCGATGGTACCGGCCTTGAGGGGTATTCTTTAGTTCTTGGTAAGAAAAAGGCTTGTGGGTATTGTAAAGGGTCAAAAACTACCCCTGTTGGTGACTTATGTTTAAAGTGTAAGGGATCAGGATTGGCGGTAGAAGCCTTTATGTATCAGCTGGCTTTGAACCCTTATTCAGAAAGTTATAATATTCCTGGATTAGGAAATTTTGATGTAGGTGTTAAAAAGGCTGGAAATTTAATTATCGATGTAGAAGTTGAGCAGGATGTAAGATTTAAAGTTAAAGGCTTGAATGTTTATAGTATTATAGAAATAAGTCCTGCATTGGCCGTCTTGGGTGGGGATCATCCCGTAGATGTTTTTGGGAAAAAAGTTATAGTGAAAGTTCCTCCTGGGACTAGTCATGGTCAGGTAGTGGAAATAAGTGATGGTGGTATAAGATATGAGCATTGTGTGGGATTTTTTAAAGCAACATTGAATATTAAGATCCCAGCGATTCTTACTGAGAAAGAATCAGAACTCTATAAAAATCTTTTAGATCTTGAAAGGAATTTCTCATGGCCGACAATACTGAGCTTCTAACTTTAAAAGTTAATCAGCAGACCCAGATCCTTGAGCAGTATCGGATGGATATCTACAATATGGAACTACGCTTTTCCTTACTTGTTAAGATGGTTGAAGAAAAGGGGATTTTTGCTGGGGGAGAGTTTGAAAAAAGATGGCCTTTATTCCTGAAAAATGATATTGGAGCTATGGGCCCAGGGGGAATTATGGAAGGTTCTTTGAAAACTCACTTCTACAACGTATAGATAAAAAGGAGCATTTAATGCGTATAGTGGATGTTACAAAAGCTTTTGTAAACGCTGGATTAAATTTTGAAGCAGGTCATAAATATGTCATGGCTGAGGATGTTGAGGGCCAGTATAGATCTACTTTTGGGGATAAGTTAGGCATGTCTTATCCATTTGAGACCGCTTATAAAAAATATAACGGACAGGATCTAACTAATAAGAGGATAATGACATTTAGGACGGGAGGCATAGGGGATTTGTGCTTTGTCAATCCAGTTTTTAGGTATCTCAAGAAAAAGTATCCGGGATGTTTTATTAGAGTAGCTTCTGGCTGTAAGCAACCTTTAGAAAATTTGCCCGACATTGATGAATTGTACGATATGCCTTTTGATGCTAAACTTCTTGAAGACATGGATTACCATTTAATGTTTCAAGGAATTATAGAATCTTCGAATGAGCAATCGAAGAGGATGCATGCAACTGATATGTTTTTTAGCTATTTTGGCATAGACAGTTTGCAGTTCCCTAATGAGGATAAAGTACCTCGATTGTTTTTTAAGAAAGAAGAATTTGATTGGCTCAAACCAATTCTAGTTAATATGGGTATAAAGGAAAGTGATTATGTGGTTGGGCTACAGATAGAGTCCTCGTCTCCTTTAAGAAATTTTCCAAGGGATAAAATTAAAATCATCGTTGATTTATTGGCTCAGGAAGAGAATACAAAAGTAGTCCTTATTGGAACTGAGCAACATGAGATTACAGGTCAGTATTATAAAGGTAACAGTCCCAATGTTCTTCTCGCAACAAGATTTACAGTTCGTCAGGCCTTTGTCCTGGCCACCAGGTACGATCTTGTTATATCCCCTGATACTTTCATGGTCCAAGTTGCAGGAGCTCTTGATAAGCCCTTGGTAGGCCTTTATGGGCCTTTCCCCAGTGAAGTTCGTATGAAATATTTTAAAAATGCAATAGGCTTAGATCCCAGTGTGGCTTGCAGTCCTTGTTTTAAGCATGATTTTAGGCCCTGTGTTAAAGGTAATCCTTCTCCGTGCTTTTCACAAGTAAACATTGAAGATATTTTGCAGGCTATCGACTATCTTAAGAATAAATTTACTGGAAGTCATTTTAAATATATGATTCCTTTTTTAAGAGAGCCTAATCTGGCAGAAGTTGAAAAGTACATGATGTCTGCAGATAAAGGCCTTGCATTTTTCCCTAAGTATTTCAAGCATCCGAATGTTTTTTCGGTTGACACAAACCCTTATGTAAAAGCGGATATTTCTGACTTGAGTATGGCCTTTAATAGAGAGGCATATCCTTTTGTCCTGTATTTTAATGAGATTCAGCCGAAGTACATTAATTTATTCAATAATTCTAAAGGGTTTGTTCGTCCTGGAGGCTACTACATTGTTTACCGTGATAATGCTAACGAACAATTTTTTGATGAGATTAAGAAGGATCTGGGAAGAAATTTCGTTCTTATGTTTTCTAAGTTTGATCCTAGTACTCGGGTTGCCATTGTTGTAGGTAAGAAAAACTATTAAGGAACTAAATGCAAGATCTAAATGACCTTAAGGCTGGGGATTTAATATTTCTTACAAAAGCTTTTGATGACTACTTACATCAGAAGAATCCTAAGATGACAGTCTCGGCCGTGAATCGCCTTGCCAAGCTTGAAGAGGTGATTGACTGGAAAAGCCCTAAAGGTAAGATGATAAAAGACATGAGGCTTAAGACCGGGAAGTGGAAAGGCCTTCCTCTCGAAGATAATAAATATATCGTATCTATTTATTATCATGATCTTGTAGGGAGGAAGGGAGAAAGAGGTGTGGTTGAACGTGGTGTGTCCATGTTTAGCCACCATCCGAAGAATCCGAAAGTTGCTTTTTTCGAGAAAGCTCCAGATTGGATTTATAAAGAGATCATGAAAAAATGCGAATCTTTTGACGTTGTGTTAGAAGATAAATAAGATAGAATAAAATATGTTCCTTGATCGAATAGTAAAAAGCTGCAACAGCTCTATCCATAACTATCCCGAGACCTTACGGTATTTACAATCCCGCCTTGTCAGTCTGGATGATGTTAAGAAATATGAAATTGGTTACAGTAGCCTTTTTATAGTCCCCAAGGACTCGGGCCCAGACTGGGAACGATTTAACGATTATTCTTTTAGAGGTAGAAAGTTTGAAAACAAACTGATATTTCCTCTTAAAAATGCTATGGGAGAAAATGTAGGCCTTGGAGGTCGAGCTATCAGTTCTAAAGATTTTAAAATATTTGCTACTGATGAAGCGAAATTTACAGGATTCTTTTTTGGGTTTTTCGAGGCTCTACCATATATCTATAAAGAAAATAAGGTCTATGTTGTTGAAGGGTTCTTCGACTTACTTGCAATGCAAAAAATTTATCCGAATACAATTGCTGCTTTAACTGCAAGCTTGAATAACGTACAATATCAGCTACTAAGATTCTATTGTGATAACATAATAGTGTTTTTTGATTCAGATAAAACTGGGGATAAAGGTCGAGACAAGGCCATGGCCAGGAATCAGGAAGGGTCTGTCGATCTTATGACAAAGCAAAATGTTCGATCGATATGTTTGCAGTCTTCTTCAGGGTTTCAAGGTTATAAGGACCCTGCTAAGTATTTGGAAATGTTTGGACTAAAAGCTTTTAAAAATTATATGCAGAAACAAATTGATTCGGTTCCACCTTTTCTTCTTTGAGGATATGATGGATTTAACAACGTTGATGTCAGGTAGAGGTTTTGTATTTACCTGTCTTATGGGTACAGGGGAGAATGCTGTATACGACTTCGTGACTCCCGATAATGTTCATTGTGAGATATGTATTAAAGATGAAAGTTTCATTCTTAGTTATGTGACTGATTCTTATCATGTGTTAAAGGCCGGTAAAGCAAGTCCTTATACGAATGATAAGCATTTTAAACGTTTATTTACTAAATTCATGGTTGATGTGAATAAATTGAGAGGGTAGGATGAATAAAGAACCAATAACAGCACAGAGCTATGTTCTTTATACTGACGGAGGACAGTGGCTCGGCCAGGTTGTTTTGACTAGTAATGGGATGTACGCTTCGGTTACGGATTGGGGAAATTACTCTTTCGCTTGGACAAGTATTGGAGATCGTACTTTTAAAGAGTTTTTATTGAGTATTGATGAAGGGTATTTTGCGACTAAGATGTATACTGGTATGGCTTATCTGGTTGCTACAAAAAAGATTGAACAAGCCTGTAATAGATACGCCAATCATATTCTTCCAGCATTGAAAAAGGTTTTGATAGAGGAGATGAATCATGTATAAGTCTTTTAAAGAATTTATATACGCAATGAGGGCTCATTCCTGTTTAAATAAAAATCTGATTCCTGCTGACGATCCTAGTAATGATATATGGTCAGCAAAGGCTGAAGAAAGGGAGCCTCTAAAATACCCTTCCATGGGTTATCTTTGTCAAGGGTGTGAAGAAGATTTTAGAATAGAATTAAGAAATTGTAAGTCTGATGATGAAGAATTTGAACCTGTATTAAAAGATACCTTAAAGAGTGGTGATAGAGTTAAACTAAGAAATTATTTGAATGATTTTAATAAAACGATTCAATAAAGGAGATAAAATGGACAAGGAATTAGCAACGCTTATTCAGAGACTGCAGGATTACCAAAAGGGCTGTGAAGAAAAATGCCTTGATTTCCAGGCTTTGAAGTTCGAAGCAAAAGAGAGTGAGATGAGGCTTTACACTCCCATGCGGTCGTATTTTTTTAAAAACGACCCTAAGAATCCAAGGGATCCTAAGATTATTCATGCTGCAAAGCAGTTTTGTAAGATTCAAAAGATTCCTTATTCTTTTTTTGCTAAACAACCCGAGTATATGAAGAACCAGCTCGTGGAATGTTGGCTTCCTACTATTAAGCCCGATAAGTCGGCTGTTCTTGCAAAGCTACGTAAGACCAAGACCGAGGACTCGGACATTATTAGGGCCTTACTTCCAGTTGAGTTTACAAATATTCCCAATGCGGAAGTCGTAGAGATGATTGCCGAAGCGATTAAGGATGCTTTTAGAGTAGAGTTTGTTATTGGCGACGATCGAGATGATATAATTCTACATGTAAGATTTATTTCCAATGAGGTTTTCACGGTTTGTGGCGATGAGTGTTCTACAGGATTCTCGGTCATTGCGAGTGAGCTTGGAGCTACTCCTATATCTGTAGAGACCATGTTGTTTCGGAATGCCTCAAAAGGAGCTATGGTTGCAAGTTATAGTGGAGAATCTTACTTCGAGACCAATTATGAAGGGATTCAGCCTGCTGCCTTGAGGGAATTATTTCCACGTTTGATCGGTTGTTTGCAGGAACAGTTATCTGATCTGGAAGAAAGAGTTAAATCGGCAAACGAAACTATAATAAAAAAGGAAGATGCGGGAGATCTTTTGCAGAATATTAGGCTTAGAAAAGGTCTTAGTGATAAGTTTCATACTCTTCTTCTTCAGGAAATTGAAAGTAATCCAGTTGAGAATAGGTGGGACTTTGTGAATCGTATGGCTATTCTTGCTAAGGATTTTGATGTTGTGACTCGAGTACGTATTGAAAAATTGGCTGGTGAGCTTATTGGTCTTCTTTTTGATAAGGCTTAAATGACATACGTATCGAAAAAGGAACAGGAACTTAAAGAGATCCGATTACAAGGCATGGGTTGGACGGTTTATATCGTAGCCTGTGCCGATGGTTCCTTTTTTACTGGTATAGCACGGGACATGAAAAGAGAGATGTTTGGGATCTATAAAGCTCGAGGAAAGAAGTACTTCGTGCGTCATCCAGAACTTCTTCCTTTAAAAATAGTTTATCAGGAGGATCATGTCCCTTTTCGAGAAGCCTTCGCAAAATTAAGTTATTTGAGGGATTGTAATAGAACAGCTAAGCTTTATATTATTAAAAACCAGATGTTTGGTTGTAGTTGGAAAATGTATCTTCGTGGATTTCGTGACAAAAACACCGAAACCACTTGATTTTTATATATCAAAAGAGTATTATTAAAATATGAGTTAGAACAAGATTTATTATCTGGTATTAAAAGATAATTAAATTTGTTTAATCTCTTAACTTCTTAATTTTAAGGCGGTTTTTACGAAACTCTCACAAAAATACAGACCTTCTAAGTTCGGAGAAGTTATTGGCCAAGAGGCCGCAGTAGAAGTACTTAAGGCTATTATTGCCAGAAATACGTATGGTTCAGCCTATTTATTCTCCGGTCCTCCAGGAACTGGTAAAACAACACTAGGTAGAATTTTTTCCAAGGCTTCATTATGTGATAGTAGAGTAGATGGTGAACCCTGTGGGGTCTGTGAATCTTGCCAGCTTTTTACTAAGCAACAGCATTTTGGGTACATAGAGTTAGACTCAGCCTCGGTCGGAGGAAAAGATGATATGATAAAACTCCGAAACGAGGCTTCTTTTTTATCTGTTGTTAAGAAAAAAATAATACTCCTTGACGAATGCCACGATATAAGTAAGGCCGGTCAGGATGCTCTTCTTGAACAGGTGGAGCAATGCCCAGAACACCTGATTTATATATTCTGTACAACTGATCCAGATAAAATGAAAAAACCGTTACGGGATCGATGTACTCAATTTCAGTTCAATAAAGTTGATTTAGGTCTTATTATAAAAAGATTGCAGTATGTGTGTGACCAAGAAAAACTTATCTACGAAGAAAAAGCTTTAAGCTTGATTTCTGTCAGGTCTGAGGGTCATGTAAGAATAGCTTTAAATTTATTAGAGGAAGTGGCTTATCTTGGGTCTATCACAGTAAAAAACTTTGAAGTTATTTCTCGAGATTATACTGCCGAGATTTTTAATATACTCGTGAATCTCGGGAAAGATCTTCCGAAAGTAATGGAGTCATATAAGTCGATCTCAGCTTATCTGACTCCTTTTGATTTTTATAACCAGCTTTTGACCATGGTTAATGAGGCTTGCAAGGCTCTTTATGGGTATGAAGGTACGTTTGCTTATAGTGAGTACTCACTGAAATTAAAAGAAGTCCATGGTTATGCCTTATTAGAATTTTTGAATTATCTCATATCTAGGGATAAATTTGTTGATAAAATAGGAATGCAGAGCGATTTAATAATTCTGCATTATAAATTTGGCTCGAATGTTTTCGTGCAAAAGGAACCCCCTAAAATAGTCGTTCCTCAAAATTCAATACCAACACAAAATGCTCCTGCGGTAACAATACCACAGGAGACTACAAAAGCTTCTTCGCTATCTTTCGATTCCCTTAGAAAAATGGACCTCAGTGAAAAAACTAGAGTCCTACGGGAACATCAGATGCGAAACACAAAAACGGAGCAAGAAGATCCACAAAGAGTACCGGCCGTTTGGCCACTACCAAAAGAGAACCGTACAGGGGAAAACAGTTTGGATGAGGATGAGTTATCTCCCGAAGAATTCTCGAGACTTTTGGTAGGAGGCCGTGGTGGTGTCGTCTAATTACCTAATTCTTGAAATCAGTGATAATTCTGAATCTATCGAATATCGTGATATAGAAGCTGCTATGATTACGATGTTTGGAGATGCTGAAGAATATTTTATTCCTATATACCATGAGAAAATAGGATCATACACAAGTTCGAGCGTTCTTATGGAAGGCTATGCTTTTATAAAAGATAGCCCTCATGTTCGAAGTTGCTTAGTAAATATAAAGGAACAGAGAATTTTTGCAAGAGCTCTTTGTCATGGCGGAAGATTTGAAACGGTTAACTCAACTGTTATTGCCGTATTAAAGAGAAAATTAAAGCATTCGCTTCGGAGACGCTATTCTGTTGGAGATAAGGTTAAGGTTCTGGATGGCATTTTTAAAGGATTGTCTGGAGAAGTGATCTCGATTGAAGATAGCGGAAAAACGATAATGATAAAAATTAAAAGGGTTTCCCGAGAGATGATTGCTCCAGTTCCTGCCACACTTCTTGAAAAGATAGAAGATATTATAGTTATAGGGCGTGAGATAAAGGAAGAATATGATGAATCTATGTAAAGACTGGAATTCTTGGCATATTAGATTAACTAAATCTGCTCCTTTTTATGCTTATCCAGGTCATTTACAGGAAATTAAAATAGGCCCTGTTACTTTATGGCGTACAAAAAACGTGATAGCTAAAATTTGTAAATATTTGAAAAAGAGAAAAAATGGACCATTTAATAATTGATGGATTCGGGCTTGTTTTTCGATCCCATTTTGCCTTTTTAAATTTACAGACAACTCGAGGAGTCTCTTCGGGAAGTGTGTATGGTTTTTTAGTTAGTCTACGCTCAATTAAAAATAGATTTCCTCAGTGCCATGTTACAATTGCCTGGGATAGTTACTCAAGAAGACGTAAAGAATTATTCCCCGAATATAAAGCCACCCGACCTAAATTCACCCTCTCAGAACAAGTCTTAGATCTTAAAGAACTCTTCAAACACTTAAATGTTGATCAAGCTGAATGTGAAAATGAAGAGGGGGATGATGTTATTGCCACTCTTACTAAAAGATTTCTTGAAGAAGATAATCAGATTTTCATTTATACGGCCGATAAGGATATGCTACAGCTCGTCAAAGATGGTAGGGTGATAGTTATCAGGCCCAAGTCAGGGGCTAGGCCTGAGAGGACTTTTGATGAGGAAGAAATTAAAAAAGAATATGGTGTTGGCCCTGAAGATTTAGTCTCTTATTTTTGCTTTCGGGGTGATAAAATTGATAATATTCCTGGGGTATCAATGCTACGTAGTGCTTGTATTGTTGATCTTGTTAAGAAATATAAGAGCCCAGAAGAAATATATAAGAATTTGGAGAATGAAAAATTAACCCACTTTGCTAAACAATCCTTATTAGGTTTTGAATCTCAGGCATACCTCAATACGGGGCTTGTTAAACTTCAAGAAGATCTTAATTTTGATATTACTAAAGGTATTCCGGATCCTTTGTTGATAGCTCCTGTAATAGAAAAGTATGAAATGAACTCTATAAGACCGGAAACATTCACAAAGGTTTTTACCGACGTCACGGGCTTTTCTAATAGAAGAAGTCCGGCCATTAAAAGTTTTTCTTTATTTGATTAAGAAAGCAGGTAAACATGAAGGTAAGCTCAGTATTAAAGAACATGGATTTTATGGAGATGGATGCTAGATTTTCTAACGAGAATGCTATAAAATACGGTGACTTTATGAATGAGTCTGTTGCTTTCGAGGAGATAAAGCCCTTTCTTAATCGACTTCCTCTTCGTGAGTATGATCTGGTGGAACTTTATTATGTCGATCGTAAAAACCAGAAAGATATAGCTAAGATGTTTGGTGTGACTCAAGGAGCAATATCGAGCCGTCTTTCTCGAGCTAAGAAAAGATTAATATTCCTACGTGATTTACCAAAAATTACAGAAGAAGAAATTGACTGTGATTTGTCGAAATTGTTTGAAGAGATTGAACGTGAAATTATTAAATACATGATGAAGACTACATGTCAAAGTAAAACGGCTCAATTAATAAATGAGAAATATAATCTGATTGATGAAAAGAAAAAGATGACTCAGGTCAAAGTGCGACATCGTTTTGAAAAGTGTTTATTAAGGTTAAAAGAGGAAATGAAGGGGAATCCTGATCTTAAGAAGTATTATAATTTATTATCTTTTATAAAAGAAAATTTGTATAAATTACATGAAGTAATATTGCCCCACTTTGACCGTGGTAAATTCGCTGTGTTTTCAATGCAGACTTAGAGGCTAATATGGATCGTTATAGTATAGCCTTAGGTAAAGAGTCTCCTTATGTTAAAGTTAAGGTGATTGTTTACAAAGAACCTGAGATAACTCCTTCTGAAAAAGGAGTTTTAGCTGATTATCTAAAAGATTCTGAGAATAGATATAGATTTGCAGAGTTAATGGCTGGGCCCTTGAGGGCCAGACGTGATTACACCTCTCTTGCTCGACAAGCTTTTTCAGTAAGCCCTATTCCTCCTGGAGCTCTATCTCATGGATCGGTATAGTATAGTTTTAGGCAAAGATCCTCCAATCTTATCTCAGGTAGTGTTACCTGAACTTCCAAAACCTAAGAAGAAAAAAGTCGAGCCTCCTGCTATTGATAGGGATGATTTATTAAGAGGTCTTATACAGACAAATGAGGGACGGCAAAGATTAGCTGCCTCAATGATGCAACCTTTACGTCAGAGACTGGATTTAATGTCCATTGCTCGGAGAGCCTTTAGAGTAGACCATCTTCCTCCTGGATCTAGTGCTATATATGATACGGTTACTACTTCTTTTGCTTTGAATGAAACAGGAGAAGAAGTTGTTGCAGTATTAGGGCGTGGTCGTATTCCTATGTTTCAATGTTCTACTAACCAGGAAATACCCTTACGGGTAATAAGAGAACGGGTTTTCGACAGTGTAGAACGGGCTCAAGAATCAGCTGTTAATGCATTATCTCTTGTAGAAAATACGGGAATGGTCACAGTATTGGATGCCATAACTCAACGTCATGAAAGAGTTATAGAGGCTCCTCAGATTAATATGCCCACGTTAATGGAAGCTTTTAGCCTTATTGAACGTAATGATTTAAGAGTAGCAAATATATTTATGAATCCTGCTGATTTTTTACAGGCTCGAGTAATAATTCCTCCTGATGTTCTTGACATAATAGGTAGTAGAGAATTTAATAACATGGGTTAATGGGAACTTTTCTTGGAGCTCATGTTGTTGTTTCTCGTGTGGTTCCTGCTAATCAAGTTTATGTTACTGCTGAGGCTGAATTTACAGGGATAATGCCTATGAGAGGGGATTTGACAATATTATGTGCCGATGATCCCAGGACTCTACGTGTAGGTTGGGTGTTTTTTGAAGAGATTGGTATTTGTTGTACCAATCCCTACAGTGTTTCAAAAATTATTGTCCCTGCTCAAGCAGCAGCTTCCTCTTGATTATCTTGGCCTTGGTGTGTCATACCCATGTTCGTCGTATCCTGATGAACCCGCTGGTGGTCGATCTATGTGAGTAGTTCTACTCTCATCAGGTGTAAAAACGTGATAAACGGGTATAATAATAAAATCAAAAGTAAGAAATACTATAGCCGAAATTAAAATAATAACGGCTATAACTCCAATTGGTCCCAGATCTTTGTTTTGAGATGATTGAATTTTATCAGACATAAATCCTCCTTATTATAATTATACAATAAAGAGGATTTATTTGTTGATAATTACAGTTTAGTAACTGTATGTTTTAGTTTCCAATTCAGATAATTTATCCCTATTTATATTTAACATTTTGCATATTTCTTCTGGGGTTGTGTCTTTCGACATCATGTCTAAGATCTTAGCCCCTAAGGAAGCATCGTTAAATTCTTCTCGTAAAGTTTTTATTATGGCATCCATTGCATTCCCAGTTTGAATCATCATTCCACCTGTAAAAGTGGATAAAGTTTTGAATGATGCGAGAACGTCTTTGCTGGTTGTTAGTGGGATTGAATAGATTGGCACATTATTTTCTTCAGCTACTTGTATAGCTTCTCCCCAGGTTTTTCCACAAGTACAATAATCTCTATGCCCTTCCATGCCATGGGGAGGAGCATCACCTATTAGAAAAGCGATTCTTTTAGAACCTTCTCTCCAGCTCATTGATTTGATGCCTTCAATTATTCCATCAAGAACTGCTTCAGGGTAATCTCCGCCACCTCCGACAATTATTTGGTCGATTTTTTCCTGTATCATATTAATTTCCATTAAATCGAAAGTTACAGTTACAAAAGAATCCCCTTGTGATGGATGATCTCGATAAAGAGATAGCCCAACTTTAGTATCGACATTGAATTCGGACGTGAGCTGACTCAGAATATTTTTCATTTTATTTTGAGCCTCTGTAATGAATCCCGACATTGAGCCTGTGATATCGCTAATAAAAAGTATATCAATCATGATTTCCTCCTACTGGTATTCCTTCAAGATAGCCTAATTTATTTCCTTTGAGATTGTTGAATCCTGCTGAAGCATATTTTTCGAACTCTTCTTGAAAAATAAAGTAAAGTCGAATTATCCCAGTAGGTTTATTTTCCCAACTTTCAACAGTAAATTTACTCTTTTCAACCTGTTGCTTTATTTGGGCACCTGCTCCGATTCCTACTTCTCCTCTGAAATCCCTTCTCTCACGTAGAGGGAGGACCATTGCATTTGAAAGTTCAGCTGAACTATAAAAACAACTTGCAGAAGCAATACCTTCTATATTTGATTCAGAGGTGCTAAAAGAATCCATAGTGGCCATATTTAAAGATTCTCCTATACTGGCACCTCCAGCACAGATAGGACCACCACTTGAACTGGTATAAGTAATTGCTGGTTCTGAGGGCATAGATGATGCACTCCCTAACACTGAACTTTCTAGGCTCTTGCATCTGTGTATACCTCGTACACCACGATAACCAGGTACTCCAGAGGGGCCATGATAACCATAAACTCCACCTATTCCAGTAATGCCACTAATGGACTGTCTAAAATCAAAATTTATAGGGAATTCATTTTTATGGTGCTTTCCACCTTCCCATATTTGAGTGTATTCCTTTTGTTTATAAAAACAAAATCCAAAGGCTGGAACTGTATCTTCTTTTCCAATACAAAGTTCAGGAACAGATTTCGCCATGTCCTCGGTGAAGTAAAACTGTCTTACTCCTTCAGGAGTTAGGAAACCATCGAGATAAAGTTTATTTGGTTGGGAAAGGTAGTTTTGAGCTGGCCATTTAAACCCACATTCAGTGCATAGTCTACCTTTGCTAAAAGGCTTATGGTGTATTGGGCATTCGTCCTGGTACTCTTCTATACCATAACCCTCGATCCTCTGTCCTGTGAGGGGATTCATGCCTTTAACGGAAGATAGTACTGCAGTATTATTAGGGTTATTCATTGTCCAGTTAAACCATATACCCCATTCGGAATCTACTGGACATACATAAGACCCTTCTCCTCCGATCCAGTTCTCGGGATGAGCTTTTAAAAAGTCGACTGGGAGAACTGGGATAGGTATTCCTGGGGGAAGTTTGCCGTTGTCATTGGTCTTTTTTTCTGCTCTCATAATAGATGCGAAGAAACCATTGATATTCATAACCCTTTGCATATAAGGAGTTATAGAAAATCCTAATATATCTCTATACATAAGATTGCCTTTCTGATATAGTGGTGGCTCCCTCCGTAGGGAGCCTGTTATAGTTAGTCTAAACCTTTAACATGAAAAGGATCTGCTGGTTTTGAACTTGGTAGGTTCTTCCTGACTATTAATCGAGGAAGATCATTTATAAGGACCAATTCATCATATTTTTTAGCAGCTTGAGGCCATGTTTTTCGAAGATCCTCGAGCCCTTTACTGGCACTTGCTAGTATAGCTCTTCGATCGGATTTATCGTAACTTTTTATTCCAGTAATAAGTTTGATAAAGGCTTTGATATTACTGTCCATGCCACTAAAATCTGAATTGCATTCTTCACAATATCCTTTGTATAAAGAACTGCCACAGAAAGGACAAATCTCAATGATTTGATCTTCTGGATTGAGCTCCGTAATGCGGTAGACATTAACAAAGGCATCACCTTGGCGAACTATAGAGGGGTTAACCATTCGGCGGGATCTTTTGAGAAGATCTAAACTCATTTCGATATCAATAGCTTTCTTTCCCACACTTTTATGTGTGTCGAACACTAAACCACAGGGTTTTAATACAATAAAGTGTTGGAAATTAGCTCGACGATGAAGTTCTTGTTCAACTTCATAATCTCGGTCCATATCATACATTTCCAATAATTCTCGATCTTTCATTTGTTTAGGATCGCGGAGACCCTTTGTAAGTTCAACGAATTTATTGGCTATGATAGTTCCGTCCACGACCAGGGCTGGGGAATTTGAGGTCGTGTTTGTTGTGTTGAGGACCCATGGACTAGGTTGTTTTGGGTCTATTTCATTTGAGATCTCGGCTTTTGGCTCTGTTTTTTTAAAAGGGTCTTTGCCTTTTAAAATAGATGCCAGAGCTAATCTAGCAAGTTTAGGGTAAGTGTAATCCTTAAAAGTATTAAGGATTATGTCTTCCGTTGTGGTCTCAGCGTCGAGAAGTGCAAGTCCATCCGCATCTGGTTCAATACCAAATTCAATTTTTAAGGCTTGCAGGAAATCAGATTCTTTGATCTTGAGAAGTTTTGAAGCTTGCTGAACGCGGGACTCAAATGTGGGGAAAGATACGGTATCCATAATGGACTCCTTCTGGTGACGTTTCATCGTCAACCTGTTTTGATCCGTTTTAAAAAGCAGTAGGATCTTCTGCTCGAGTCTTGAAAGGGGACTCACCCTCGTATGCTTTTCTGGCCTGCATACTTCGGCTCACTAAAATAAAGAATATTGATAGATTATTAAAAGGATCCATTTATAGTACATGTCCAATTGAAACATAAACTTAATTATCTTTTAATACAAACCATTTCTCCAAGTTGTCTTTCCTTTAAAAGGACTATTATTTGTTGCGTAAATTAGCAGATTCAATCTTTCACCCTCCCTCTGGAAGTAATGTTCCAGGTAAGGAAGACGCTAACGTTTATATGAACACTCCTCCAGATGATATACGTAAGTTATTGGAAACCGAGGAGGATGAGGGTGAAATTCTAAAGATGAAGAGTGCTCTTAAACAATGGGAACGGATCTACCAGGATCCTGGGTTTCCTTGGAAAAAGACAGCTGATAGTTTGAGGGTGATAGCAACTCGGTTAATTTTATCTGAAATTGAAAATCCTCCAGAACAGGTAACTTATTATTACGATAATGAAGTTCCATCTGGAACGGAAGAGATTCTTGAAAGTTTAGAAGGTCTTTACGATAATTACGACATGGTACGAGATGATATCCCCAGGCAGGGGGAAAGACCTGTTAGAGATATAGATATAGGTAAAGGGGATTTTAGTGCCCCTCATGATCCTATTGTTACAGATGTTAAACCGAGGGGTGACGGCCCTGATCCTGATGGTCTGGAATGTGAAGAGCCTCCTACTGGAGGAGACATCGGTGGATGGCCGGACGGACTTTAAAGGAGATATTTTATGGAAGAACCTACCTGGGATATGATGTATGAGACTCTTTCGAAAGATGCTAATTCGATCAAGCATGAAGTAGAAGCTTGTGGTATGGATGAATATCTTAATGGTAATAAGATTAAGGTTGCATCCTTAAGTGACCTTTCGAGTTTTTTTCGAGTAAGCACTGATACCTTGGTACATAAGGCCGAAAAGGACTTATGGAGAATTAGTGAGGATACAAACGGGAAAGTTGTTATAGAACGTCTTTTTAATCCAGACACTAAACAGCCTCTTAAAATATAAGGACCATTAATATGGCACGACAGAGATTTACAGATAATCCAGAATTAATGAAGACTGCAGGGGCTTCCCTTCGACGTGAGATCCCTGAGGATTTTACGTACAATCCTAAGAAATTAAAGCATCTGAAGCATATTCTCCATAATGTTAGTATTGCTTTAGGTACGTTAACTTCAGCTCTTAATGAATTCTCTCGTGTAAAAAGCCCTGAAATAAGCCCTGATGGAAAACTTGGAGGCATTGGCTATGTTATTCCAGTCAATGAGATCAAGCAGGCGATTAATACGTCAGTTCATTCGTTGAGTAATGTTGCTGATTGTATTGCAGATGAGCTTACTAATCCTCGTTGGAATGCCGAGAAGGATTCTGAGGTTAAAGAGCTTATTAAAGAGAAGGATGATGCTGTAGATAAAGTTGAGGAAACACCGGCCATAGATGATGACATTAACTCAGAGGATATAGTTACCCTTGAAGACGAAAATAAACCAGAAGACAATGAGAAAAAAGCTCACGGTAGTCAGGTTTTAGCCTCTGCAGTAAAACAGTCTCTGGTTAAATATTTTCGAAATTAAAAAAAGGAGTCTTAATATGTTAGGCGATCTTCCCCAAGATATCATTGGTACAAATCCGACGTATCCTTCTGTGGTAAATCATGATTGGTTGACCCCGGATCCTGCTTCTTACGATAATTACCCCTCTGATAATAATTCAGTTCGGGTTCTTCCCAAGCTTGCAGATCTTTGGGGAACTAAAGAGAGCACAGGTATTAATCTTGTTCCTAATACAGGAGCTCAGCCCCTTGCATGTTATGCTAAGGAAGAGAAGAAAGATACCGAAGTAGTTGACGAGGTTGTTCGTGATGCCAAACAAGCTATGATGCTTGGATACAAGGGCAAGAACTTTGTTGACCATCTACGTTCTCGACATTCATCAGATAGTATCCTAAAGGCTAAAGAGGCCCTTGGAAAGCTTTCAAGTGAACAAGGCTTATTGGGTAATGTTTATATCGATGCTTCTGCCTTTTCTTCAGCTCGAGAAGCTGAAGAATTTTTGAAGCTCCACCGTACCCGTCTTGCTCGTGAAATTGTAGTCAATGCAAGTAAGGTTAATGGCGACGTTATTAGTTTATTGGCTTCAAAGTTTCGTAAGAATGTAGTAGCAAGTGTCACCTATAATGAGGATCTTTTTGCTCAGTATAAGACTCATCTGGTAGAAGCTGGTCGAATCAGTAAAGATTTTATTATTGATTCAAAAGAATCTCTCCGTCAGGCTTTCTTGCATGTTAAAATTAAAGAGGCGACAACTAAGGTTGCTAAAGGCCCTGTAAAGATCAGTGCTGAGGTTGCTAACAAGGAATTGAATTTAAAAGGCGAGAAGCTTGCTAATATCGATAAACTTGTTAAAGAAGAACTTGGGTTTAAGACTGTTCGACCAATTATTACTTTTGCTCGGGAACAGCTAGCAAAAGGAAAGTCTCGTAGCGATCTTAAAGAGATGCTTGGGAAAAAGTATGCTGTTGAAGATCTAAAACAATCTGCAAAATATCTTGCCATGGTAATATCTACTGACGGTCTTATTCCTGAGAATGTGGATAAACTTGTTACTGCGAATGAGATTCCTGATTCTATTGGAGAAGAACTGAAGAAACTTGGAAAAAAGAATCCTATTAAAGAGGAAGAAGAAGTTAAAGAGAAATCAGCTCGTTCGATCGGTCAGCAAGGTTATTTCTATAATCTTACAGGAAAACCTGTTACTTCTGAGCATCAGGCTTCTGCATTAGAATCTTTGAGAAAAGGTGATAGTATCAGAAATGTGGCTCAAATGCTTGCAAGTAAACTCCCGATCGACCAGGCAAAAAATGTTTTGGCCAGTGCTTTGACTGCTTTCAATGCTTCACCTATTGGCGTAAAAGCTAATGCTCCAGTTAAAGTTGAAAAAGAAAAAGCTCCTGAACTTAAGAAAAAAGAGACTCTTCCTGATCCTAAGACTATTGAAGCTAAGAGTCAGGAAATACTGAGCTTTTTTGAAGGTTCGAATAGTGGAGATATCGACATTGATTTGAGTCCTGTTGTTGAAGGTAATTTAGACATTGGTGATTTAAATCATCGCTCAGGTCTCGACGTAACCATAAGTGGGTAGGTAAGTTATGGCGACAACACAAATTAGTCAGTTAAATCTCGATATTCTTGAAGCTGTGAAAGGACCGGATATGATTTCGGTCCCTACCACACTTGAAGAGGTTTCTGTCACGCCTGCTGAGGAGCTGTCTAATGACGAGATTTGTATTGCCATTAGAGATGATGATTCTCCTGACACGGTCTTGAAAACAGTTCTAATGGGTCTGGCAGAAGAACAGAATTCTTTGAAAGACCTTCGTGTTAAAAAGGGTAGAGATGGTAAGGATACTTCTTTTATCTCTTTGAAACGCGGAACTCTTTTAAAATACATGTCTGAAACCCTTATTCAGAAGCAGGCCCTGGTAGGGACTTCAAGTGATTTGGATCTTAGAGGCCCTAAGTTTCGAGAAGTATTTAAATTGTTTTTACAAATAATATCCAATACATTCGATGAAATAAAAATCCCTGCGGAATATAGGGAGATGTTTTTTCATGCTTTTAAGAAGAATCTCGAAGGCTGGGAGTTGAAGGCCGAAAAGCTTGCTAAAACAGTTATGTAAATAGAAATAAAATAAAATGAGTATTTCTGATCTATGTACTACCTTTATAAACTCTGCTAAGTTAAAGGATGATACAGAGCGGAACATTATTGAATTTGCTGAGGCTCCATGGGGCCTCGGTCTTGGTACTGCAGGTATTCCTCCTCTTTTTCCTGTTCAGAAATTCATCTTCAATTGTTATTACAATATTCCTCTGGATAACACCGAAAAAAGAATCCGAATTAAGGATAAGTTCAATGAACAGGATCGTTACCATTTTACAGAAGTAGAGTATTTAAATTTCTTATATAATGAGGGTCGCTGTAATGTTAATGAAGTCACAGGTGACCCTAAAAAAAGTCGATCTAATCTCCATCTTGTTATTGGGCGCCGTGGTTTAAAAACAAGCAGTATTGCTGTCTTGGTTGCTTACGAAACATATAAACTTTTGAAAAAAGTCAGTCCCCAGGAATATTATGGGGTCATGCCTGATGATGAGATACGAATTTCCTGCCTTGCTACGAACCAAGAACAGGCTTCGGAACTTTTCCGAAGGATTGCAGGTCATCTTGAAAGCTCCGATTATTTCCGAAAATTTAGAAATAAGCCCACACTCAGTTATATGCAGTTAAGCACTCAACGTGATATAGATAAATACGGGGAAAGTGGCCGGCCATCGTTGCGAATTGTTGCAGCTCCTTGTAGTGGCAGAGGTCTCCGTGGACACAATAATATTATTGCAGTCATGGATGAAATGGCTTATTTCTTCGAGAGTGACAGCTCCGTGGATAAATCGGATGAAGAAATCTATAATGCAGTTACGCCTTCCATTATAAGGTTTAATCGCCCGGACGGGGAACCTGATGGACGTATTATTTGTATTTCTTCTCCTGCCGCCAGGACAGGAAAGTTTTATGAACTTTATCAGAAATCCATGGATAAGGAATGTACCAATTTATTAATGATACAGGCGCCGACCTGGGAGGTTGATTATACCCTATCTCCTAAAGCTTTGCGATCGGCTTACATCGATAATCCGATTTCTTATATGTGTGAGTACGGGGCTCAGTTTAGCGATCGTGTTTCAGCATGGATTGATAATGAGCAAATTCTCAGAGTAAATATCGTACCAAATCTTAAAGCTAAAAAAATGAGTTATGCTCGAATACCTCATTTTATGGGAATTGACGTTGGTCTTAAAAATGACGGTACGGCTATTGCAATTTGCCATATAGCTAAACAATCTGTTGATGGGGCTTTGCGAGATTTTATTGAGTTAGATTTTATTGATGTTAGGTACGCTTCAGATGAAGGCAAGGAACATTTTCAACCAGATGAAATGGCTAAATGGATTGCGGAGTGTGCCAGCAAATTCTTTATTTGTAAGGGTATGATGGACCAATATTATGGATTGGCAATGCTTCCTGTTCTTCATGATAAAGGGTATAAACAAATAGAGTCTGTTCATTGTAGTAGGGAATTTAATTCAAAGATCTATCAAAATTTAATGACAAAGATGTTAGATGCGACATTAAGAATTCCCGAAGACGAGCCTCATCTTATTGATGGAAAAATGTCTAAAGATTTGCCTTTGATTACTGAGATGTTAAGACTTCAGGCTGTAATTCATTCTAAATATATGATTTCTGTTCAAGCCCCTGAGCTAAAAGGTCATCATGATGATCTTTCCGATGCTTTTGCTCGAGCTGTTTATTTGGCTACTGATTTTATGACCAGTGGTGGAATGGTTGCTAATAAAATTGTACAATCTACTTCCGAGTCATCTGGTTCCTATCGGCAGTATTATCTAAAACAGAAAAAGACTGCTTCTTATACTATGAGACCGACGGCTGCGTATCAAGCAGAGTTGGCTCGAAAGTCCGCCGGATCTATGCTGGACAGACATTCTTTGTCTCGTCTGGGAACTCCTGGTCGATTCCGTTAGCAATAATCTCTTAATTTTCAAAATTAATTACCAGTTATAGCTAAACCGGCCTTTTACATTTGTTTTAAAAAAGGTAGTTAAAATGTCTGAGACTTATAATGGTCAATATGCCCCTGAATTATTTAATGAAGATAAGAGATACTATCTTTTACAAGCTCAAGAGTTAGCCAACCTTACCGACGCCGAGCTTAGAGACCTTCATCACATATCAAACACATTCAATCGGAGATTTATCCAGGCTCAGGTTGGGGACAGTGCTATTGACAATGCATTTAAGATTGTCCAGAATCCTTTAGATAGCGTAAATAATTTTAGGGTTACGGGTGGAGATGGTACTACTCCTGCAGTGATGCACCTTGAAGGTTTTCGTCTGTATTTAAATGGTAATATTGCTTACAAAGACCAGACGAGTACAGGACCTTTAACTCGAGATGGCTATACAAAAACCACTTTGCCTGCGTTGACTGTTCCGAATGGTCCTACATATACCATTACTGATTTAAATTTTCAAACCCCTACTCTTGCCCTTACGAATTTAAGTACTACTTCTCCTTTCTTTTCTTCTCAAGATTATGGTCGAAATTGGTTGAGTTCAGATGCCTCGACAAACAGTCTTTATGGTGTTTCATTTTTTGATTCGAATAATGGATATGCCGCAGGATCTAGTGGGGCGGTGCTCCAGACAACTGACGCAGGATTAAATTGGACTCCAGTGACTACAGGCCCTGTTACTAGTTTGAATTTTTTAGATACTGATTTTATATCTAATTATGGTTGGGTTGTAGGAGAATCAGGAACAATTCGAGGTTATAATTTAAGTTGGTTTACGGCTACTCCTGTAACTACTTCTGATTTAAGTGGCGTAACGATTATTGATCAGTTTAATTCCTGGGCTGTTGGATCTTCTGGTGTAATATTAAATTGTGACGATGGAATTAACTGGTTTCAGCAAGCGAGTCCTGTTGGAACCGGAGATCTTGCCCGAGTTTTTGCTTTAAATGCTAATCTTGTTTTTGCTGTTGGTGATAATGGCGTAGTAGTAAAAACTGTGGATGGTGGAAATAATTGGTATTTCCCAGGCCCTACAGGTACTAACGTAGATTTACATGACATCTTTTTTGCTGATGTTCATAAAGGTTGGGCTGTAGGTTCTAATGGTGTTATAATTCAGACAGATAATGCAGGTACCACTTGGTTTGATAGTACGATCGCTCCAGGAGTGGACCTAAATGCTGTTATATTTAAAGATACAACAGGGTTTGTAGGTGGAACGAATGGTGCTATATATAGAACACTTGATGGGACAAATTGGGAGCCTTACCGTACTGACTATGTTTATGTAGATTTTCATCTCGGTGAAGTATCAGCTGATACCAGCAGCGAGTACCGTGATCCTGCTTTACTTGATATAGTTGTAGGGTCTCCAAGTGCTAATCGGCTTCGCATTGTCTCCGATATTAAAGTATCTGAAGGTTTCCCGAATCCTTCTGATTATTCTCCTGATGGGACAGTTCAGAATCTCACACTTAATATAGCAAAGTTATTAAGACCTGTTGGTCAGTCGAATATTTTGTCGACAATGATTACAGATACTCGAAAAGTGGTTCGAACTATTTCTGAAATTGATGCCTTGTTTTCTTCTGGTGGAATTGATAGTTCGGCTATTGCTGATGGTGCTGTAACGCCTTCAAAGCTTGATATTACGGCTGATTATACTGTGGGCAGCTTGCAGGTTATTAATGATGCAGAGATCCATGGGGATTTGACCGTAGATGGTGAACTCTTTGTTACAAATATGTCGGCAAGTTTGATTGTTGAGAATCTATTAGTAGATGGGAATTCTCAACTTGGTGATTCTACTGCCCCTTATGAAGATAGTGTTAAAATTTATGGTAGTGTGAATCATTACCATGACACTACAACACCTGCATACAGCATTGTAGTTGATTCTACCTCGAAAGATGCTCCTGTTTTTAATATAACTTCGACTGGTACTGGAAGCATTTTCCATATTGAACGTAATTCCTTGGATTCTACTAAGTTTTTGTTTGATGTTACAAACTTAGGAAAAAGTTATGATTTTAGTATAAATCATCTTGGGACTGAAGGTGGAATATTTAAAATTCGAGATGATGCTAGTCGAGATTCTATCATTATCACTAAGAATGCTCCAGGATTCCTTGGTTCAGTTTTAAATATTCAAAGTAATAGCGTAAGTCCTTTATTTAATCTTTTTAATCAGGCTTCTTCTCCTTCTGTTACGATAAGTGTAGATCAAACCTCAGGAACAATGGTTCGGTTAAATACTAGTTCTGATGCCTCTGGAGTGGTTATTACCTCTCAGGGAGTTGGAAGAGATTTAGTAATTAATCATCAAGGAACTGCAGGCATTCCTATTGATGTATCCAGTTCAAGTCTTCAAGGATCTGTAAACATTGTTAATACTGCAGGACCTGCTGTTACGATTTTCCAAAATGGTGCAAGCCCAGCCTTGTCTGTTAATAAAGACAGGACAGGTCTCTTAGGTGTCGCTCTTGAAGTTTTTAATTGGGGTGATGATGTAGGGTTAGGGGTTTATAATACAGGTTCAGGAGTTGCTCAGTTAATCTCTCATGTGGGTGACAGCGTTGTTGTTGGTCATGATACAACTAATCCAGGATTAGATATTTTTGTAGGCGGGACCGAGACAGGTCCTGCTCTTCGAATAAATAAAGCTAATGATAATTCTGGTGAGGTGGTACGGTTAATAAATCAGGGGTTAAGTGAATCCTTATTTATTACTCATGACAGAACCGATTCCTCAGCTTCGATGATTAGATTGGATAATAAATCATCGGGTTATGATGTAAGTTCAAATTATTGGTGGATAGATAATAAAGGAAATTTCTTCACTCTTGGTGATGTTTCTACTTCATTAGTTGCTTTTGATACAACTCATTATTTTAGTGCCCAGAAAATATGGCTCGATTATACTGGTTTTGATTCTTCAAATCCTGGCATTGCAGGACAAGCCTTTATAGAATCAGGGTTTTTAAGAATAAGTGATGGTAGTGCAACATTACCTCCAATTGCTGGAGCTACGGGAGCGACAGGACCTACGGGAGCGTCTGGAACCAGTGGCATTACAGGAGTTCAAGGTTACACTGGAGTATCGGGATCAAAAGGATCTACTGGAGTAGGATTTATTGGTTCAACAGGAGTTCAAGGTCCTTCGGGTTCAACAGGAGTTCAAGGAATTATAGGAATTCCAGGCCCTGGCGGCTCAACAGGAGTTCAAGGTGCAGGATCAACTGGATTACGTGGAACAACAGGATTGCAAGGACCAACTGGACTTATGGGCCCTACAGGAGTTCAGGGCTTAACAGGACCAGCAGGTGCAGGATATACTGGAGTTCAAGGTGGTACGGGACTCTTTGGTCCAACAGGAGTTCAGGGCTTAACTGGAGTCCAAGGGCTTGGACTTACTGGACTTCAAGGAATAACGGGAGTACAAGGTACAGTAGGTTTAACTGGAGCCCAGGGTGCAGGTTTTACAGGGGTTCAAGGACCAGTAGGTTCGCAAGGAGTTACAGGTCCAGCAGGTGCAGGTTTTACAGGAGTTCAAGGCATCGATGGTGTAACTGGCCCTCAAGGTGCAGGTTTTACTGGATTACAGGGATTGACTGGAGTTCGTGGATTACAGGGCATACCAGGAGTAGGTCTTCAGGGTGTAACTGGCCCTCAAGGTTTAGGGTCAACAGGAGTCCAAGGAACATCTGGTATACAGGGATCCACAGGAGTTGGTACGGAAGGTCAGACTGGTGTTCAGGGAATTCAAGGCCGAACTGGAGTCCAAGGATCTCAAGGAGCCCCGGGTATAGGTATTCAAGGATCAACTGGAGTTCAAGGTTTAGGAGCCACAGGAGTTCAGGGATTAACTGGATCTCAGGGAGCCACAGGAACAGGTAGTGGAGGAGTTTCTTATGCGGACTTACTTCCTTTAGGATTGCCTACTGATGGGACATTTACTATCGGTATATTCCCTTTTGATGCTAGCACTATAACAACAGATGCAATAGATGATCTTAATGGCCTTTTATTGGCAATTGCTCCTGCTGCTCCAGGGCCCCTTGCTGGAAGTTTGACTTTAGTAGGGGTTACGAAATACAGTGCTCTTCTTCCTACAGGTTTATCTTCAGCGCTTTGGTATCAAGGTGGGGCAACGCCTGGAACCTTGATTTTTGATTACGTTGTAGGTAACTCTTATCAACTTATAACTCCAAATTTAGGAACCACTTTTAAATGTGGGAGTACTTTTGGTGGAGATGTTGGAACACTATCCCATATTGATGATGGTACTGTAAGTTTTTCACGCTTATTAAGTTCTGGTACGGGAGCAACTGGAGATCTTCAAGTTACTTCGATTAATGTTTATAATTCTATATGGCATAAAGCTAATGCTCAGATTTTATATACTCAAACTACTCCTGGTTATGAAACTCATTCGTTAAAATATACGGTAGGAGCTTCCGTGCAACAAACTTCTGATTCCTTATTTTGGTATGATAATAGTGACCTTGCTCCAACTTTCCCAGTACCATTAGTGGTTGCACAGAATTTTATATCAAGTTCTCGTTATGTGTCGGGAGTTAGATATTACTCTACTGGAGATCTATTTAATTTCGGTGCTCAAATAAATAATTTAGCAAATCAGGCCATTAGACCTGCAAATCCAGTCTCTTATTCGATGCCAGGATTAAATAATGTCGATCTTACGATAAATGGAGCATCATTTGCCTACAATCAGACTTATCTCCTGGATCAATCGAGTATAGCTCTTAATGCTTCTAACGTTTACAGTATAAATGCAAGAGCCACAGTAATTGGACGTAAGCCAGATGGTGATACTTCCTCTAATGTGTCGCTCGCAGTGAATCGTTTGATAAATACTTATAGTACGACATATAGCACTAATGGAAATATTACGATGTTTGATGAGAACTACCGTTTCCCATTATCTACTGATTTCTCATTGATTCCTGGAGCACTGACAGGAAACTGGACAAGTTCAACTCCATTATCGAATGGTGATGCATTACTTTTTAACTCTGTATGGGCTTATCCTTCGATCAATTTTACAACAGGTTATTTACCTGTCCAGGTAGGAAATGATTATTCTGCTTTTTCAGGGGATCAAACAGTTGTATGGGGAGTCAATATTGGTCTTGGCTTTTCGAATATGCAAATTGCCTTTACAGGAATGAATTATACGAATATTTCTCCCGATAACACGGGAAATTTAAATGTTGATGTAAGGCTTCCAACTGCGACTGGCTGGCTTGATGGTGGTCGTGCTTTTGGGAGTGTTTTTGGAGATAGTACTGGTTGTCAGCTTGGAAGTTCTTCCGGAAGTACTTTACAATTAACTTTCGGGACCAGTTCTTCTTCTTACTCGTCTGGAGTAGTTTTTGTACGGGTCGTATTGAAAAATGGATCTGCTGCTCAGGCTTCTCAAATGGTTATAACGGGATTTTAAAGGAGCGTTGTTACTATGCCATGGACTAAAGAAGATAGGTCATTTAAGACCTTAATAAATAAGCGAACTACTTCATCCAATAAAGCCTACTATAGTGAGATTGGGGATAATACTCTTAATCTTAGCTTTGGTGAGGTATGGACGACTCCTATACCTAGTGACCCGTCTCAAGCGGTATCTCAAGGTGTGGCAGAGCTGAGAACCTTATTTGTCATGACTGAGGATATTACTGTCCCAAACCAACAAGCATATTACGCTTTTTCTGGCGTTAATCTTGAAGGATGGGTTAGTGACAAGTATGGGTCTGGTTATGCTGTTCATCTTTATCAGAATAATGGTACCGAGATATTTCCTACTGACGCCTCTCAGTGGTTTTTTGATTATCAGACAGGGATACTGACTTTTAATGGGAGTACCGCAGCACTTTCAAAACCTTTTAAGATAACAGGGTATCGTTATCTTGGAAATAAAGGTGTTATACGTATTAGTGATATGACGTCTGTGACACCTAATCAGGTGTTATATGGGTCTCCTGCTGGAACTTTAGCTCAGTCCTCTAAATTTACTTATGATGGGACCTCCTTTAATCTTTCAGGTGTTGACGGAACCATTAGTTTTAATGCTTCTAGCCCCCTTATGGTAAATGTAGCAGGCAATCTTGTTGCTGTAGTAAAAGCTTATAGCACATCTCCTTTTTTCTCTGGAGGATTTACAGCATATAATGATTTGACTTCAAATCCTGCACAGATATCTATTATATCAAGAGGGTCCACAATGTCTGGGACTTATTTTGGTTTTAATAATCCTAATGTGGTAGCACTTACTGCATCCTATTCTTCTCATTTCATAATTGGAACAAATAATTATACTCCTATTAGTTTTGGTTATGATAGCACTATAGTTTCTCAATTAGATAGTACTAGATTAACTGTTTATGGGGATATCGACGCGACGACTGGAAAAGGGTTTACTATTGGAGGATCTGCTCCTGTCGGTCATATTCTTATTGGAGATGGAACAAGATACGTAGATGGTACGAATAATGCTGCCATATCAGGTTTGACTCCAAATCAATTTCTTTATGGGTCACCTACAGGAACTATTGCTCAGGATCCAAATTTCGTTGTGAGTGATGGTACTGGTGTGTCATTTGCTAAGACTGCAGTAATAGGTGATACTTCTAATGGTATGAGTTCTACTATTACTCCGACACCGTACATTGATTTCTCGGCCAATACGGGTACACAATACACTATAGCAAATACTTGGTGGGCATTTCAGTTTACAACTCCTTCGTCTCCCGCTAATTACACCCTGAGTGGAGCTCAGATTCAACTTTACGCTTCTGCTTCTTCTGGGTGTACTAATCCAAATATATCATGGCATGGTAATATTTACACAGATAATGCTGGCAGTCCTGGGTCGTTACTCGCTACCATACCTAATGGAACTGGGTTAGCAGGTATTCCTTTTGGTTGGGTTTTTAATACTATCTCATCGCTTCCTGTAGTAAATAAATTAGAGTCCTTTGGAGCTAAGTTATATGCGAACACTACTTATTGGCTCGTATTTAATGCTTCTCAATTACCTGCAGGAGTAACCCATTATTTGGATACTACTTCAAGTACTAATGGGGGTGCTGTTTCTAATGATGGTATTAATTGGTCGCCTATAAATTACTCTTTAAGCATGGTTTTATATGGGGCCACTGGATATGCTTTTTTAGGTACTGCACGATACACTAATTACGCTTTATACGGAATAAGTTATTCGGGAACAGGTGTAAATGGCGGCTCTATTGCCAGTGTTGGTGTGAACGCAACTAGTATAGCTAGTACCGCTCTGGTTGGTTATTCTCAATATGGTTATGGTGCATATCTTCATAGCTTATGGTCTAAAGGTACCAGTATATTAACTGCCAATGGTCCTGGAGCGACTATATATCAATCAGGTGGAACTGTAGATAATGCTAATGATGTTTTATGGGTCGAGAGAAGCGTCAATAGCCATAATAATAGCGGTAATTTAATAGTTGTGTATGATTACCCAAATGGGGGTATTAACTCAGGTGCAATTTTATCAGCTAAACTTGGTACTACAATAAATAATGTTGTTGAAAGAATCCGTTTTGACCCTCGTGCTTTAGATAGTTCAACCGTTAACTTTTTTGACACTTTTAATACACTTACTCTTCCTTCTTCTAAGTTGCTATCTTTAAGAAACCACGGAACAGAAAAACTTTACGTGGATTGCTCTGGAAATCTTAGTAGTGCAAGTGTTATTGATACCTCGACAGGTTATACAATTGGACAAACCGCCCCTGTTGGTCATTACCTGCGAGGAGATGGCATACATTATGTAGACAGTACATTAATGTCTAGTGATATGTCAGGATTGACTGCCAGTCAGCTTCTTTATGGTAATTCTTCTGGTGGAATAAAACAGAGTTCAATGTTTTATGTAACCGATGCTTCTCCGGTCGGTGGGGCGGTATATTCAAGTGGGTATGGATCTCAATCTGTAGGGTATTCTGCTAAAAATACCAATTCGGCCGGATATACTCTTGTTTCCCAATCCAATGATAGATCCACCGGTATTGTGTATCTAAATTCATCAGTTTATGGAAGTACCAGTGCCCTAACAGTTTTTGGGGGTTCCCATCCTGACAGTGCTACGATAAAAGCTTCCGGATCGAACCTGGCGGGCTTTCTTATTGGAACATCCGGTGCTGACATTCCTATAAACCTGTATGTTAACGATAATTTACAGGCAACTCTGTCCTCTACAAATTTAACGGTAGCAGGTGGCATTGACACCTCCTCCGGATTTACGATCGGTATGGGAGCGCCTACCGGACATTTTTTAAGAGGTAATGGTACTCGGTATGTTGATGGTACCATTGCAGGCAGTGACTTATCTGGACTGACTACAAATCAAATACTTTACGGTAGTCCCTCAGGAGGTATAGCTCAATCTTCTTTACTGTCCTTAAGTCCTAATCAAACCAGTTTGTTATTTGCTAGAACAGTACCCCTTAATGATACCACAGCAGGAATTTCTTCGACTTTAAGCCCTACTCCTTACGTGGACATGTCTTCCAATTCAGGTACTGATTATACTTTAGCAAATACTTGGTGGGCATTTAAGTTTACAACTCCAGCAAGTCCAGCCACTCAAACTTTATCAGCCATAACCCTTGCTATAAAAACTTCTTCTGGAACTATAACCAATAAAGGGTCTGGCTGGAGTCCTTATATTTACACAGATAATTCTGGATTTCCTGGGACATTGAAAGGTGGTTCCCCTAACGGAAATTTAACCCCTAGAATTTATTATGGTTGGGTAATAACTAGTTATCCTAATTTTCCAACATCTAGAATATCTGTTAATACTGGTACTCAGTTAGCTGCGAGCACCTCCTACTGGCTTGTGTTTAATGCAGCTTCTGGGTTGCCTCAAGGCGTTACTCATATAGTTGATACTACTGTAAGCACTAATGGTGGAGCTTTTTCTTCTGATGGAGTCAACTGGACAAATATAAATAATTCTTTGAGAATGGTTGTCTATGGCTCAATGGGTTCTGCTATTATAGGTAATTCAATGACAGGAATTGGAGTAAACGCTGCTGGTTATTACGGTAATGCTATTCAAGCTACTTCTTTCACTGGAAATGCCATATCTGCTACAAGTACGGAAGGTATAGGTTTAAACGTCTCATCTCAATATGGAACAGGTATTTCTGCTTCAACTAATTATAATGGTTGGGCGGGTCAATTCATATCTACCGGTGGTGGAGCTATCGATGCTGAACAGTACAACCTTACAGGTAGTGCCTACGATTTGTTATCGATGGAAAGAAGTTATTGTATTGATCAGACTCAAAGCATAATTGCTATGTATGAATACCATAACTCGGGTAAACAAGGTCCGATATTTTCGGCTTGGTCAGCCTTCTATTATTATGACATGGTGGAAAGGGTGCATTTTAATACCCATGTTGTGGATGGTTCTAGTTCCTCTGTAGCACATTGGTTTGATACAGATAACGTTTTAACAACTATGGGGAGTAAACTTTTCTCAATAAGGAATTCCAGTTCGGAAAAGTTTTACGTAGATTGTTCTGGAAATCTTAGTAGTGCAAGTGTTGTTGACGCTTCAACTGGTTATACTATTGGGCAAACGGCTCCTGCTGGACATTATCTACGAGGTAATGGCTCTTTTTATGTTGATGCAACGATACAGCTTTCAGATCTTCCTATTGGAGCAGGAGGTACTGGTGTTCAAGGAACCACAGGAGTTTCTATACAAGGAGTAACAGGAGCAGATGGAGAAGAAGGGCCGCAAGGAATACAAGGATTTACAGGGGTTTTAGGAGTTCAGGGAGTGACGGGTCCCACTGTTGGCAATACTGGTCTTCAAGGACCAACAGGGGTTGTGGGAACTCAGGGCGTTACTGGTGCGGCTGGAGCAGGTTTCACAGGACTTCAGGGGATAACTGGAGTTCAAGGCGTAATGGGCGTTACTGGCCCTCAAGGAGCAGGTTTTACTGGATTACAGGGATTGACTGGAGTTCAAGGTATTGATGGAGTTACTGGAGTCCAAGGATTAGGCCTTACAGGAGTTCAAGGAAATACAGGAGTTCAAGGACAGACGGGTTTGCAAGGAATTGGTCAGGGTGGAGCAACACTCTTCCCAAATGATAGTACCAATTCTGATTTAACTTCTGCAGGTTATTCTGTACTACAGTCTAGCCCTACTTCATCAACCTTATCAACACATACTCTAACTCTTAATAGTGGTTCTGGATTAACTGCTTTTGATTCTACTGGGTATGCTACAATTTCCACCTTTCCTAATATTAACTTGATACCTGGTGGAGATTGGGGTTTTGATGTTTTTGCAGCAACAAGTAATACAGATGGTTCCTCTCAAGTTATAACTAAGATTTATAAACGGGATACATCAGGCGTAGAATCATTTTTATTTGACGCTACCCAGTCGATTACGTCAAATACAACAGCAGAATTTGATTATGATATTGTTCAGCCAGATATTTCATTAAATCCCACGGATAGGTTGGTTGCTAAATATTACGGCTTCGTATCTGGAGGGGCAAATAGAACAATAGCGTATACAACTGGAGCAGCTAATAGTTGGTCTCATATACACACTCCTATCGCTTTAACCATTCAAGGTCAAACAGGAATTCAAGGAGTGACAGGATTACAGGGACCTACTGGAGTTCAAGGTCAAACGGGAATTCAAGGATCCACAGGAGTCCAGGGTCAGACAGGATTACAGGGACCTACTGGAGTTCAAGGTCAAACGGGAATTCAAGGATCAACAGGAGTCCAGGGTCAGACAGGATTACAGGGACCTACTGGAGTCCAGGGTCAGACGGGACTTCAAGGATCAACAGGAGTCCAGGGTCAGACAGGATTACAGGGACCTACTGGAGTCCAGGGTCAAACTGGTATTCAGGGATTAACTGGAGTCCAGGGTCAAACTGGTATTCAGGGATTAACTGGAGTTCAAGGTCAGACAGGATTACAAGGTCCCACGGGAGTTCAAGGTCAGACAGGGCTACAAGGGCCCACAGGAGTCCAAGGTCAAACAGGGGTTCAAGGTCAGACAGGACTTCAAGGGCCAACCGGAGTTCAAGGTCAGACAGGTCTTCAGGGAAGAACAGGAGTTCAAGGAACTACTGGGTTGCAAGGACCCACAGGAGTCCAAGGAAATACAGGAATTCAAGGATTAACGGGGGTTCAAGGAAATACAGGATTACAAGGTCCTACAGGAGTTCAAGGAACACAAGGAAATACGGGAGTTCAAGGAAATACAGGTTTGCAGGGACCGACAGGAGTTCAAGGTCAGACTGGTCTTAAAGGAGTAACAGGAGTTCAAGGAAATACAGGTCTTCAGGGACCCACCGGGGTACAGGGACAGACTGGTTTAAAGGGAGTTACTGGGGTTCAAGGTAATCAAGGAGCCACAGGAGCTCAGGCTGTTGGAGGTATAACAGGAACTTTGACCTCCGGTGACGTTGTTGTCGCTACAGGAACAAACACTGTTGGTGTTAGTACAATTTTAATGTCGGGGAGTACTTTTGAGAACTCAGTAAATATAGGAGGAAGTTGTGAGGTTTTAGCTTACAACCCTCATGATGATGGTTGGGCTTCAATAAAAGCTTCTACGGCAGGAGATAAAATTTTTGATATGCTCTCTTGTGGAGTTAATTACGACACCGATTATGGTCACATATCTGGAGTTAACTCAAGTCTTTTGAATGATTTGTGGTCTTCTGGTTCAGCTCTTATGCTTGAACAGCAGGGCAATAACCCCATGTATCTTGTGACGCAAGGTAATACTCGTGTAGGAATTACTGGTGATGGGGCAGTTTATGTTCCAATTTGTTTAACCGTAGGTTTTCCTGGAACTTATGCAACTACAGGTAATTTGATGGTTAAGGATAGAGTTACTTGTGGAGGCCATTTGAGAGTCGGGGATTCAACTGCGGATAATGCTAGTTATACATTTTCCGTAAATTTTCCTTCGGAAGATACACAGTGGGCTGATGCGACTGCTATACATGCTACAAGTTCGACTATTTCTGGAGCCTCAGGTTGGATTAAACTTTGGGTTAACCATCCTACTGATGGTTATGTTCAACGGTACATTCCAATGTTTAATACCGTAACAACCTAACGAAATAAATGGAGTGTGTTCTCAAGCACACTCCATATTTTTATGAAAATCATACAGGCTTATGAAGGTATAATTCCCGAAAAAGATTTAAAATGTATTGAGAATATTAGGGTTAATAAACCTGGTAATGTCGAATACGAGTTTATTAATTCGATTCCTTTTTTAAATAATTACGAAGACCCTAGAATAGCTTCAGATATTTTTAGATTCCAATTACTCAGTGAGCATGATGATCTTCTATGGTTGGATTGTGATGTTGAAATAGGCAAATTTGGTTGGTATGATTTCATAGAAAAAGATAAACCTTATTTTGCTTCTATTGTTGGCCATGCTGATGTGTGGGCTATTTACAATAATGGGTTTAAAGATTACTTTAAAAAGTTATTAACTTTGGCGAAAGAGGGTTATTTTTGTTGGTACTGCCCTTATTTAAGACAGAATAGAGATAGTTACCATCTTATACCTGAAGGGTATTTTAATCACTACTGTTCCTACACACGTTCTAAAAGTAAAAATAACTTTAAAAAATAGTGTTCCAGAAGTATTATTAATAAGGCTTTAAATGAATCCAAAAATAATAATACCTGTAAGTAATGAAACTGCTTTATGCGATGAGTGCTTAAAGAGCATTGATCTAATGAGGCTTGAGGGTTATAAGGTTGTAACACCTAAAAATATAAATCCTGCGGTTGGGATGATTTCAGAGATAGATCTGAACTATAAAGCCCATTTATTTATGGACTCTGATATTGCTGCTACAGTTAAACATATTAAACAACTTGAGAATTCTGGCTATCCTGTTATTTCTGGGGCCTATACTAAGACGGTTGTTAATGGGGAGCTTGTTGGTAACACTCTTCATAATAATGCTTTTGTGGCGGGGATATGGGGTTCGAGTGTCGGTTTTATAGGAGGTGTCGTTCCCTGTGATCAAGTCGGTATAATACCTGTTGATTGGAGTGGCACTGGATTTCTATATGTCGAGACTTGGGTTTTATCTGATATGGTTGAGAAATGTGATGATCCAATTTTTTATTATAAGACTATGACGGCACCACATTTGAGGTTCGGTAAAGAGCAGACATCTTATGACTTAGGTTTTGCTATTAATTGTAGGAAAATAGGTGTTCAAATGTACCTTAATTGTGATTGTAAAGTAATACATTTGTTTCGAGAATAAAATTTAATAGAATAGGAGTTGTGCAATGAAAAAGAAGATATCCCGTAAAGAGTTGCAAATGGTGTCGGAGATTATCACTTATTATTTACAAGAGATTGAGAAACTTCCTAATAAGCCTAAGCTGCCTTTCGAGTTCTCTTATGGATTAAGCCGTAATGAGTCCCGAATGGAAGAAGAAGTTAAGGCTGTTAAAGAAAGTTCTAAATGTCTCCAAAATAAAGATTTTAGAGAAAAAGAATATGCTTTGGTTCTGCAGTATTGTGCTAAAGATGAAAATAACAAGCCTATATCCAAAGATGGCCTGTTTCAATTTAGTGTCGCAAACGCCAATTCATATTATAGTGATTTAAGGAAATTGAAAACGGAAGAATTTCCTGAGATACTCGAATTTGAAGCATTTCTTACTCAGGAAGTTGAGATAGATTTTTTTCCTGTTAAGTTAACCCCAGATATTTTGAAATTAGATGTTACTCCGTCTTGGGTAAAACTTATGTCGAAGTATTTGATTGCTGATGAGGCTTAAAAATATAGGTCATCACCGAACCAGTCTGGAGGCTCCAATAGGATGACCAATAGCGCGGGAAGATGACCTTATTTTTTAGAACAGCTATTGATAAATAAATAGCTTGGTTGAACAACTATTTGTTGCCCTCTATAAAGACGGCTTTTTGAGTAGCTTACATTAAGATATCGTTTCGACCTAGTGCAAGCCACAAAAAAAGCCGATCTTCTTCTGTGGTATCTAAAGATCTAGAATGTGGCCATAGATCTTCCTCTACTCCTACTACGAAGACTCTATCAAATTCAAGACCTTTACTCGCATGTGCAGACATGAGCTTAACGCCATATCCATTATCCTGTTCTACAAAGGTACTATTAAGAATAAGATCTTCAATAGTTTTAAAACCTGAGGCCACGTCCAGGAAAGACTCTATCATTGTTAGGTCGGATTCTTTATCGAGCATTTTACGGTAATCTGTTCTATACAGTACTTCTTGTATGGCTTCTAATGGGGTTTTATGTTGAATATCATTTAAAAGAGTAATTAAAAATCTAATAGGAGGCATTTCTAAGGATATTTCTTCGAGATAAGCCCAACCTTCTTGCAATAATTTCTCTTGCTTAGCTTCACCGAATCCTCGTTTAGGGGTATTCACTATTCTTGCTAAACTTTTTACGTCCGATCGATTTAAGGAAGCCTTACAATAGGCGAGTAAGTCTTTTACTACTTTTCTTTGATAGTAAGCAAGAGCTCCGACAATTTTATAGGGGATTTTTCTTAGGGCAAAGGCTCTTTCAAATAATAGAGATCTACTATTCACTCTAAAGAGAATAGCTGTATCTTCGTGATTATTCATGGTTAATAGGGCCTCTGCAATTTTATTGGCTTCATCTTCTTGGCTGAGGAATTGAGTGAAAGATATTTTTCCTACTGTGTTAGACTTAGGCACCATGGGCTTACCAAATTGTAGAAATTTATTTGCATGAACTATGATCTCGGGGCATGATCGGTAGTTATAGGTTAGGAACATTGCTTGAGCTTTGTGGTCTTTTATGAATTTATCTACATTTTCCGGTTTGGCACCGCGCCAACTATACACTGACTGATTCGTGTCACCTACAGTAAATAGGGTTGACGTGCTTGTTGTGTACATTGAGAGAATGATTTTATATTGTAGTGTGGAAGTGTCTTGAAACTCATCTACTAAAATATGGCGCCAAAGGTTAGAATAGTAAGTTTTGCAATCTTCGTGTTGTAGGCAGTCATGGGCCAAGGTAAGTAAATCATCAAAATCGCAGGCATTGTTTTGTTTTAGTATTTCTTGGTATGTGTTGTAGACTAATAAAAAGTCATCCTCAACAGGTTTTTCACATTCGGATTTTGCTCGACTGATGATGCTTAGATATTCATAAGGATCTCCTATGAGGTTCCTCGATTTAACAATAGTTTTTATAATAGATAATTGTTCGCTGTCATCATAGATTGAAAAAGGTGACTTCAGGTGAGTGTGCTCAACAAATTTTCTGATGATACGCATGCACATGCTGTGTATTGTGCTTACCTGCATATTGGTTATGTCAGCTTTGATCGCTAAACGATCTTTCATCTCCTTAGCTGCTTTATTGGTAAAGGTGATGGCCAAAATATTTTCTGGTTTTACTCCAGTCCCTATGAGGTAATGTATTTTGGCTATGAGGCATCGAGTCTTACCGCTTCCGGCCGAGGCATTAAGATAGATCGGTGAAGGGGCAAGAATGGCTTTGAGCTGTTCGTCGTTTAATCCGTAGTTATTATCCATGTTAAATTATACAGTTTTTGTTTTAATTTCTAAAGTTATTTGAGTATTATTATTTATGCAGTGCCCAATTTGTAACAATAATATATTTATTCCTTTCAATAAGCTACCTGCTTATAAGATATGCCCTTTCTGTAATTTTTATCTACAAGAAGGTTTTAAGCTTGGTGATATGATTGCAGGTATTGCGGATAGTGTGAAAGATACTCCTGGAATTGTTATACGCCTACCAAATGTAGATGTTACTGGATTTGAAAAAACATCTTGTCCTTATATGTTCTCAAATCAAAGTGTGTCTATTTTAGCACTTAAAATGGGTTGGGAGGTATGTAAGGTAGTTAATAGAGACGGTACTGGTTGTACTGATTTTAATTTCAGAGTAAAAAGGGGTTCTTCATCTATTTCGGTTTTCATGATAGTGAAAAATGAAGAACAAAATATACTGGATTGCCTGGAGAGTGTAAAAGGAATAGCTGCTGAACTTATAGTGGTTGATACAGGTTCCACAGATAAGACTAAAGAAGTGGTTTCTAAATACACTGATAATATTTTTGATTTTAATTGGGTTGATGACTTTTCTGCTGCTCGCAATTTTGCCCTCTCGAAATGTTCGATGGACTGGTGTTTGTGGATGGATGCTGATGATGTTTTGGAGAATCCTGAAGAAATACAGTCCTTGTTAAAACAAGAGTTTGATGCTTTTAATTTCAATATTAAATATGGTGGTGAATATTATTGCCATGCACGGCTCTTTAAAAATTTTAAGAATATACGTTTTTCAGGTCGTGTGCATGAGTATCCTGTTCTGGGTCCTAGTCTTCGTCTTAAATCTGAGACCCTTGTTAATGTCATACACAAGACAGAGAAAGCTTGTACGGAAGATCGTTCTGAAAGAAATTATCGAATTTTAAAGAAAGAGACCGAAGAGGGCCCTAATAATTCTAGAGCTTTCTTTTATATGGCAAATGCTTTAAAAGAGATGACTAAGTATGATGAGGCAATTAAGACCTATCAACATTATTTGACAATGAATTCCTGGCTGGATGAACGGTGGATGGCTCAAAAGTATATTGGTCAGATTTTGGAACGTCAGAAAAAACATGAAGAGGCAATAGAAGCTTTTATACGGGCTATTGAAATAGATGATCGATGGGCTGAGCCTCTTTATTACATTGGAGAATGTTATTATTATCTGAATGACTTTAATAAATGTATTGAGTGGATGCTGAAGGCTAAAGATAAGCCAGAACCTTCTTCTCCTTTATGGAAGGAGAAAATTGTTTATAACGATGGTCCATACCGTTATTTATCCGCCTGTTATAATCGTATGGGTGATAATGAAAAATCCCTGTATTATTGCAAGATTGCTTCGGAAAAAAGACCTGATGATTTATGGATAAAGCAACGTTGTTCATTTTTAGAGAGTAATCTTAAAGCAGATACCAAAATTATTGAATGCTATCGTCAGGGAGCTTTAGGTGATTGTTTGATGACGACGGCCGCATTAAGGGGTTTAAAACAGAAATTTCCAGGATGCTTTATTCGGTATATCACTCATCCCCATAGTCGACAGGTTTTAGAAGGTAATCAATATATTGATGAACTGACTGAGAAACCTGGGGAAAACGCTTCAATGAAGGTGTATTTTTGTTACCCTGATAAGAATTCGACTCTTAGAGACGAAGGTTATCCAAATAAACCGCTAACTAGGCATATAGTTGAAATTTTTAATGAGTGTGCGGGATTAACTGAAAATGAAATGGCTCTTGAATGTACTTTGTCTCCTGAAGAAGATCAAATTGGTCAGGATCTAAAAGCTCAATATAAATCATACTTAACAGTGCATACTACCGCTGGGTGGTCTCCTTATAAGAATTGGTTTGATGATAGATGGCAATTCGTTGTTGAAGAGTTATTTAAAAAAGGATACATGACTCTTCAAATAGGTCATTCAACCGATCCTTTGTTACCTAACGCTATAGATTTTAGAGGACGTACAGTTAAAGAGGCTGTTTCAGCAATTAAATATGCTGAGGTTCATATGGGAGTAGATAGCTTTTCGAGTCACGCTTCTTTTGCTGTTGGTACCCCTGCGGTTATTCTTTATGGGAGCACTTCTCCCGTTGGATCTGGTTATTCTAAAAATATTAATCTTTACCATAATTTAGACTGCCAGCCATGTTATAAAGAGCATAAATGGTCCAAAGATAATAAGGGCTCATGTGGTTATAATAGAAAATGCATGGATTTAATATCTTCAGATGAAGTTTTAGCCTCTGTTTTGAAACTCCTTAATAAATAATCTTTTAATTTATGGATCTAATCATTACTTTTAAAAGGATGATTAGATGGCTCCATCATGGGTCCAAATTTGTAGTCAACTAGGTTCAGAATCTATTATCTGTGCCATTACTTACGGTGGTAGGTTGTATGCAGGCACAGCAGCACACGGAAATTTATATCGACTTAATCTGGCTGGTAATGCCTGGGAGCAGGTATGTGCTGAGTTTGGAACTTCTAGTCAGATTTTGTCCCTTGCTGAATATAATGGAAAGTTATATGCAGGTCCTGCAGGAGGAGCACTTGGAGCTGGGTTGTTACGTCTAAATGATGCAGGAAATGCTTGGCAACAAGTATGTCCAAAGTTCAGTACAGAACTACAAATAGTTTCACTGTGTGCTTATAATGGTAAGCTTTATGCTGGAACTATTAATCATGCTGATTTGATTAGGCTAAATGATACAAATGATGGATGGGTATCAGTTGTAGGTCAGTACAACGCCTCCTCTATTTTGCATGTTCTTATTGTTTATAATGGGCATTTATATGGTATTACGAATAAAACAAATGGTGGGGCCCTTCTTCGTTTAAATGTGACTAATAATGGTTGGGATGTTGTTTGTGATCCGATGTACGGTAATGATAATGCCTGTGGAGCTGCCGTTTTTAATGGCCGTTTATATATAGGTTGCGTTAAATCTGGTTCGGCTCCTACTGGAGCTTGTGACCTTTTAAAATTAAATGATGCTGGCACGGCTTGTGACCTTGTTTGTCCTCAATATGGTGCTGAAGGTGCTATCCGTCCCTTTGTATCAAATAATCGATTATATGCAGGTACAGGAAGTCTTACGGCTCCTGGAGGGACTGGACTACTTTTAAGACTGAATTTAGCTGGAAATGCTTGGGAACAATTATGCTCTCAATTTGCTTCGGAGACCGTTATCCAGGCCATGGCTGAATATAATGGTAGCCTTTATGGTGGAACTAGTCCCAGCGGTCTTTTGTTAAAATTTCCTATTTCTACAAGTTCTTTTTCGGACAGCACTGTTGCCGATGGCACTTACACGACATCTTTTATTAATCCTGCAAGTTTAGTTTCTACAATACAGAGTTCTTCCCCAGATAGCTATTTTGACAGCACTGATAAATTGGGTCAAGTTTATGTCTATTACACTCATCAAGACGGTCGGCAACAAAAGCGTTTGATACATAATTATGATGGCGCTATTATGCAAGCTCCAGTACACTGGACATCAAATGCTCGTGATGGGACATGGCAAAAGACCAGTATTGTAGTTTATGATAAAGATGGTGCATACCATGAATTAAGTCGAAGCGTAATAGGTTCTACCGAGGATCTTGATCATACTTCGGGTAATATTTTTTTAAATGTAGTGTAAGGATTAGCATGAAAAATTTATGGTTGTTGATTTTATTTTTTTCGTTAAATGTGTTTGCAACGAAACATTACATTGATTACTCGACCGGAGCAGATGGGAGTAATGGTACGTCAACATCTACTCCCTGGGGACATTGCCCTGGTGATAGTGCCTTTACTGGTAGTTTTACTCCAGATGCGGTAAATGGAGACACGCTATTTTTTAAAGGTGGAGTAACTTATCAGGGGCATATTTACTGTAATTATAACGGAATAAGTGCATCGAAATATTTTACTTATGATGGTAATTTATCGGGGTCATGGGGAACAGGACGATCTATACTTGATTGTGGAAATAAGTATCATCAGGGTTTTTATGATAACTCAAATTCTCGTAGTTATATTGCTATTTATAATTTCGATGTTCGCAATGTACAACATCAAAATCCTAGTTGGGAAACTCGAGGAATATTTTTTCATGCCGCGAGTACGGGAATAAAAATAGTAAATTGCTATGTCCATTATATAGGGAATTGGTCAACCATTAATAGTAGCTGGGGGCAGGATTCTCTTGATGGTTGTGGCATTGCTTTAACATCTCCTACTAATGCCAGGATTGAACATAATACTTTTGACACTATAGGTGTTGCAATAGGGTTAAGTGGAGCGATAGGATGCCTTATTGATTCTAATGATGTATCGAGTTGTTTTTGGGGAATTGAGATGAATGGGGATGCTGGCCCTTGTTATAATGACACAATTCGAAGAAATGTAATACATGATTTGTATATGTTTGATGCTACGGGTTCGTCTGTAGCTCCATACTGGCAAGGAAAACTTGCTGGTGAAGACCCACATACAGATTTTGTCTTTATAAGGCAAGGGAGTGGCACACACCCTGCCCGAAATGTCGTTGAGCAGAATCTTTTCTACAACAATCTCGATTTTGCGAGTACTGTTGGTGGTACGGCCATGATGTTTCTTTCGTATTCGGATTCTAACACAGTACGCAACAATGTGTTTATAAACCCTCATTCTTATTATACAATCGAATTTGGCTATGGAAGTTCGTACAATAACATACAAAATAATACGGTATATGCTCCAAGATCACTTTGTGGAGCAATTTACTTATATCCCCAGGATGCGGGTAGCCCAACAGAAGGCCCTGGAAATAAAGCTCTTAATAACATATTTTATGTGCCAAAAATACTCGAACTAGACTCGGGTAACATGATTGGCGCTCAATTTGACTATAATTATTATTACAGTTCTAATGAGTCTCAAGCCTGGCATAGAACAAGTGCTAATTACTATACTTTTGCAGCTTGGAAAACCTATTCCTCACAAGATGCTCACTCTATTTTTAGTAATGATGCTAATAATTTGAAGTTTATTTCGACCACAGGTTATCCCACAAATTGTACGTCGATGAATTTGAACCTGCAAGGAACCAGTCCAGCTATTAATGTAGGTACAACTATAGCCTCATTTAACGTTGATTATTTAAATACGTCTCGACCGCAGGGTGCAGCATGGGATATTGGGGCGTATGAATATCAGAATACAGTGACTATTAAAGCGGGTCAGACCTATACGACTCTTTCTGGTTTAGCAACTGGATACGCAAATAAAGATATGGTCGCAGCGTCGATCGATACTTTTAAAATAGTATGTGATACCAACGATTTAGGTGGGCCTGCCGATTTTACCGGCTGGAATACTAACTCTACACATGGTGTTAAGATATACCCTTCTGCGGGTCGCAGGCATGCAGGAGTATTTGATGCTACAAAAGCTACGCTTTATGGCACAGGATGGTCAGGTTCTCATTTACAAATACCTATAACTAATTTTACCGTTGATGGCCTTCAATTTGCTTTTGCATCTGGAGGGAATACCTATGCAATAGAAATTTCATCCGCCGTTGGCAGTAAAAATTATGTCACCAATTGTATTTTTGCGGGTAATGTTAATATGTTTGGTGGCTTGAAGATTGATGCAGCAGTGTGTAGAGTATGGAATAATATTTTTTACGATTACACTAGTACGGACGGAAGTTCTGGAGGAATACGAGTCGCGTCTTTTGGGCAATCAGATACCCTTTATGGTTACAGTAATTCTTTTATTAATTGTTTTGTGGGAATAAATAAGTATGGTTCTTCATTCGCAACCTTTATTAATAATCTTTTGTCTGGTTGCACTACTGATATGACCTCTTCGAGTGGGCAAACAAATTTATATTGTGCTTCATCAAATAACAACTCGAAGGGCCTTGATCCTGCTGGAACGGGAAATCGATTCTCTCAAACATTTACGTTTGTTGCAGGTACAAAAAGCTATTTACTTGCTGGTACTGATGCAGGTGCAAGGAATTTTGGATTGGATTTGAGAGCAGATATACATTTACCAGTAACAACTGATATAGTTGGAAATGTTCGAGGTGCAAGTGCTGATATTGGTGCAAGTGAATATGCTGGTGCTGTAACCCTACCCGGCCCTTTATCTTATGTTACGAGTCCAGCAGTCTGTACAACCACTGTAGCTTTCTCCCAATCTATCGCAAATGGTGGTGGGGCATGTGATTCTTTTGCTATCACGCCAGTTTTATTTGGTGGCCTTTCATTTAATAAAAGTACAGGTGCAATTAGTGGGACTGTCTCAGGTGTAAACGCAAAGGCTGGATTTCTAGTCACTGGCTATAACTCTGCTGGTACCGCAACATGTTATGATACAATATCTTCAATTCTTAAACCTGCTAGAACATACTACGTTAGAACTGGTGGTAGTGACGCTCACACTGGGCTTGTTGATAATGATGGTAATGCCAAATTAACTATTCAGGCCGCAGTCAATGCTGCGGGTGTTGGTGATACTGTAGTAATTCACGTAGGTGATTATTCAGCAGCAGTTCCAACCTTTACTAGTGTTACAGATGGTGTAACCATTAGAGCATATCCAGGTGATTCTGTTAAGACAGCTCGGATACTTATCAATCATAACAGTATAAAGATACAACGATTAAAAATTGATGCTTCAGTGCAAACTTATTATACACCAGGACTTTATTTTGTCGGTAATAATTGTAGAGCTGATTCCTGTATATTCTGGAACGGAGCACAGGGTAATCCAGGATCTACTGCTTTTCGAGTAGCAGGAAAACACGATACTCTTTCAGGAAGTATTGTTGAAGGGACATCTGGAAATGCTGCCTCGGTTGGTTCAGCTACTACAGGTGGAGCAACCATGACTGATGCCGCTCAAAATTGGTCGGTTAATTCATTGATTGGTAAAAAGATCTACAATTATGATTCTAATGCTACCGCTACTATCTCGTCAAATACAGCCACAACCGTTACAGGTGTTCTAAGTAGTGGGAAAAGTTGGGGTGCTGGAAACTATTACGTTATTGGATCGACGTATTTTATAGCTATTTTTATCGCTGGTGATAGTGCCGTGATTAAAAATAATATAATAAGGAATATAAGCGATCCAGAACGATTAATGGAAATTTACGCTATAGGAACTTTATTTACTGGCAATGATGTTGGTACTTTTAGCTGGAGCGGCACAGGTGCAATTCATCCAGACCTTTTTCAAATTGTCGGTGATACAATTAGCCAGAATCATATTATTGAAAAGAACTTTTTTCATGATGGGAATATTCAAATTGGATTATTTAACTCTTATGGGGATGGTGTAAAATCAAGTGGCTGGATTTTTAGAAACAATATATTTTGCCATATAAATTCGGATGGGTTTTTTGGTGGTAGAAACACTCAAATATATAATAACACTCTGTTTAGATGTGCCATAATTAATAGCTCTCCATTCCTTTTTGTTAAGGATGCTGGATCAAATAATGGTACTGGAAGTACTGTATATAATAATATCCTAGTAAGTAATACTGTAAGTGGATCAACTGGGGTAGTAGATACAGGAGCATACCATTGTCCAGGAGTTACTTATGACTACAATTACTGCTCTTATGTTGATTATAGCACTTGCAGTTACAGAGAGCCTCATAGTATCAATGGTGGAGACCCAAAATTCGTAGATACAACAGCTCGAAATTTTGCATTACAGTCTTCAAGTCCTTTAAAAACTGGTGGATTCACCATTCCTGGATGGGTATCTCCAACTGATTATGCTGGATTATCCAGACCACAAGGATCTACATTTTCTATTGGGGCATATGAATTTTCTTCACCTCTTTCCGATAGCGTTAAATCTGTATACCCAAGTAAACTTCGCATTGATCAGGCCCCTGTTTCGACTCGTATGGTGACGGTTAAATTACATGGAGTTGATAAACCTACCGCGAATACAGTTATATGGTTTGGTGGAATGTCTCTTGGAAAGAATGCTTCTTATACGGACACGTCTGTGACAGACACGGTATTTCGATACCCGACAATGGTTTCAGGGTATTATAGGGTTTTTTCTGTAGACCCATCATGGGTACATCAGGTAAGTGATACTTTGCTGAATGGGTGCCAGTTGTTGGTTCCTTCTGGTACAATTACGAATCCGAGGTAAAAATGACGACTATGTACGTAGGTTTGACAGATAATATTACTTGGTCTTTTGTGGATGTCTTAAGTGGTGTGAAAATTGAATTGTCTCGAGACAATGGAACTACATGGGAATTAGTAATAGCAGATACTCCAAATACGGGCTCATACTTATGGGTGGTGACTGGTCCAGTTACCTCTTCTGGTCTGATACGTATAAGCGGGCTTATTTATACTGACCCTGATGATAATTCTCAGATTGATTTTACGGATATTGTATCCATCAGTTCAACCCCTTTTACTATTGCTTATACGACTCCAGGTGTTTTTACAAAGATTTGTGATAGACTTAGTGCTGAATCACAGTTATCAGTTCTGTATGTAGCTCAGGATGGTAGGTTGTACGCAGGTACTCAAGCTCATGGGTATTTATGGAGATTGCTTCTTGATGAATCTGGGTGGGAACAAATTTGTCCTCAACTTGGTACTGTGCTTCGAATTACTCGACTATTGGATTGGAATGGTTGGTTAGTTGGAGCAGGTGCAGGAGGAACAACTCAAGGTTCCTCTTTATTACGAGTTAATGATGCAGGAAATGCTTGGCAAGTAGTAGCTGCAAAATATCTAACTGAAGCTACTATTCAATATCTTAATGTGTATCAAAGCAGACTATATGGTATGACAGCCTCAGGAAAACTATTAAGGCTTAATGTAACAAATGATGCTTGGGAACTTATTTCTAGTGGTTCTTCAGCAGGTTCTATAAATGCTGAAGTTTTTCAAAACCATTATTATTGGGGTTCATCTAGTGGTAATTTACTTAAACTAAATGATACTTTTGATGGAAGTGACGTCGTTGTGGTAGGGCCTCCTCCAGGAGCTCTTAGAGTACAATCTCTTTGTACTTTTAAAGACCAACTTTATGTAACTACTTCTAATAATTCTAGTCTATTTAAAATGAATGCCACAAAGGATGGTTTGATTCCGATACTTCCTCAATATGGGTCTTATACAGTTATTAACATAGCTGTTTATAATAATAGACTTTACGGACTAGTGAGTTTAACGGGTCCAGGCATTCTTATAAGGTTGAATGAGTCTGAGACTGCCTGGGAACAAGTATGTGCTCAGTATGGGAGTGAGACTACTCAACCTAGTTTTGCTGTATTTAATAATAAATTTTATTTAGGAACTTCTGCATCCGCTGTTTTGCTACAATTACCCGTACATTCTACCAATACTTTTAATCCAACTCCTCAGAGAGATAGTACCGTTGTTACTTCTGTAATAGATCCAACGGACATTTTAGCAAGAATAACGAACGATTCTTATTTTACTGCTGCAAATCAGATTAGTCGAATTGATGTGACTTACACAGCTAATGGCAACAGACAAAAAAAGGTAATTACTCATTTACCTGATTCGAGTTCTAATTTTTCAGGCCCTATTTCGTGGACATCCGATTCTACTGCGGGAACATGGCAAAAAACTAAGATAAAAGTACAAGATACCGATGGAGCTGTTAATTTTCTTAACAGGAATATTATAGGGCCTAATGAGGATTTAACCCTTAGTTAAAGGAAATGGTGTAACTTGGCTACATATTATGTAGATTTTTCAGTGATAGGGGGAAGCCATACTGGTAGTAGTGGTGATCCTTTTTCTTTAGATGAAGCTAATAACACGTCCAATGGTTTTCCTTCTGGTCAGACATTTTTATGCCGTGGATCTTTCACAGATTTTGTTCCAACTCAGGGAGTGTTTAATGTATGGGAAAATGTGTGGGATGCTTGGGATTTAAATCTTTATGGCCCATGGAGACTGAATCTAGTAACTCAACAATTGTATATTCAAGGTCAATTCTGGGCAAATCCCTCAGGTTTTATTAAATCGGCTATACTAAATTCTCCCTTTTCAGCTTTTGAAATAGATGGTAATCTAACTTATGAAAATTGTTATTTTGTAGGGGATTTAGATATTATTGATTATATACGGTCTATTTTTAAAGGGTGCATCATCTATGGGTCTATAACATCGTCTTATCAATCAGATCCTACTGATTATATGCCGTTTTTTCTAGAGTTCATAGATTCTATAATTCGAGGGACCATAACAACAACCTTTGATTTTCCACCTACCGTAACTCTTACAAATACTGTTTTAACTACAACTACTACTTACCCTAAGACTCATTGTCAGGAGAATTGGTCAGCCCCTGCCTTTCCTGCTTGGAATGCTTCTAAGAGTGCCTTTACTGATCCTTCTTTGTATGCGGGAATTACTTTTCCTCCTAATCCAGGAGATGGATACCCAAGTTTTACTGGTTACCCAACAGATCTATTTGGTGATGCAAGAACAGGTGTTGGGTTTGGAGGCGGAGGTGGTGGGCCTGAACCCTCGATAACTTCGATTAGTTATTTTTTAGTTCCGAGTGTTGCTGATTCTACTTCAGTCACTTCTTATATAAATCAACCTGTTTTGATTACCGCAATTCAGTCCGATTCCCCAGATAGTTATTTTGATTCTTCAAATAAATTGGGTAAAGTTTATGTCTATTATACTCATGAACTGGGTCGGGAAAGAAAAAAACTAGTTCATGTTGCTCCTGATTTCCAGGCCCCTGTGCAATGGTCTCCTTTTGCTAAAGACGGAACTTGGCAGAAAACCGAGGTTAAAGCTTACGATAAAAACGGTGCCGTTCATGTCTTGCTTCGAGGATCGATAGGAACCGATGAAGATCTTGACCATACTTCTGGATCCACGTCTTTAAATATTACATAGCCTAATTTGTAGTTCTTCCGTCTATGTAAATTCCCTTTGAATAATCTTTTAATAAGCACTTACATATAATCAATTTGACCATCCTCAGCGGGACATATCCGGAATTTTGTTGATTCTGGCAAAAAACTGAGAATAACGGTCGTCATTATTATTTGATCCTAGGGGATATATCCAGGAATATTACCCGTATTTCTGGCAAAAACTGGGAGGCTTACGTGGCTAAGACTAAGGCAAAATGGATCCAGCGTGATCCAACACAACCGGACGCAATTTATTCTAAGAATCTTTATTACGATTCAACCGAAACAATCTATGATGCAATAAATAGAGTTGCCTTAGGTGTCTTAGGGCCTACCGGTTCTACGGGTCCTACGGGACCAACGGGAGTGACGGGAGTTCAAGGAATAGGGTTTACTGGAGTTCAGGGAACTACCGGACTTCAGGGCCCAACAGGAATCCAAGGTTTTACTGGAGTACAGGGCCCAACAGGAGTTCAAGGTAGCTTAGGATCTACTGGAGTCCAAGGACAAACGGGAGTTCAAGGTCGAACAGGTCTTCAGGGATTAACTGGAGTTCAAGGTTTTCAGGGATCGACTGGAGTTCAAGGCCAAACTGGAGTTCAAGGCCTTCAGGGATTAACAGGCGTTGGAGCTATAGGGTCAACAGGTGTCGGAGACACGGGATCTACTGGTGTTCAAGGTTTTACTGGTGTCAGTATTCAGGGAGATACTGGAGTTCAGGGACAGACAGGACTTCAGGGTTTCACCGGTGCTGGAATTCAAGGAGACACTGGTGTCCAAGGAATAACTGGTCCTTCTGGAGGAGTCCAGGGAGGTACAGGTCTACAAGGACCAACAGGAGTTCAGGGTCAAACTGGCCTTGAAGGTCAAACTGGTCTACAAGGTCAAACGGGAACTCAAGGATACACAGGAGTTGGTCTCCAAGGAAATACAGGAGTACAAGGAAATACTGGTCTTCAAGGAATAACTGGCCCTTCCGCTGGACCTCAAGGTTCTACAGGAACACAAGGTCAAACAGGTGTAGGAGCTCAAGGAACCACAGGAGTTCAAGGATTAATAGGAGTTCAAGGTAATACTGGAGTTCAGGGGAACACAGGTCTTCAGGGACCAACAGGTGTACAAGGAATTCAGGGTAATACTGGCGTTCAAGGCCAAACAGGGTTACAGGGGCCGACTGGAGTAAAAGGAACCACTGGAGTCCAAGGAGTAACAGGGGTTCAGGGAAATACTGGCGTCCAAGGTAATACTGGTGTTCAAGGAAGTACAGGTCTTCAAGGGCCAACGGGAGTTCAAGGTTTAACTGGGGTTCAGGGAAATACTGGGGTTCAAGGAAATACAGGCTTAAGTGGTTTAAATGCTGGTGTTCAAGTTGAGTTTAATCCAGTTAGCCGTTATAGTGTAGTCACATCTCCAGGTTCTGAAGTAAAACTTGTCTCGAGCTCCACAGTTTATTCTGGAGTTACCTGGTTCAGGTCTGGAACAAATCTTACCTTATATCGTGCTGCTCATGGTCATACTACTGGAAATAATGTTATAGTTCGAAATACAAATATGGATTATCAAGTTGCTCCGATAAATTTTACGGACACAACTTCTTTTTCTATATTTACTTCAAATATTGACGGCACTGGTGGAAGTAGTGCTGCTTATAGTATAGGTTTTACTTATTCACATGTGGGTAATCCAGCGACGGGTGGAGTCCTTTCAGCTCCTACTGGAGATCACTCAGATGTGCAACTTCTCTCCTTACACATAAGAACTGGAACAAGACCTGGAACAACTTATGATCTTGTTGTTCCTACGAGCATAGTTAATGGTGCTGGAGATGACACAGATCTATCTAGTATCTATATCCCAGATTTTAATGTTCGATCAGACTCAGATAACTTAACTGCAGTTGGAGCAACTATGGTTACAAACATAAGTGGCTCTTACTCTACTTTTGAGTTTGGTAATTTAGGTACTGGCTTTTCAAGATTTATTGTGCTGCATTTCTAAGGAAACCCATGGCAAGAATTATAAATGGAACACTTTTTGTTAGCTCGTTTACTCCCACTGGGAATCCAGGGGAGTATACTTTTACTAATGCTGTGTTCGATAATCAGGCCGATGCTACAGGTAATGGCTCATTAGATATACAAATCGGTTTTATCGTCGTTGTTGCTTCTGTTGATCCTAATACTTTTAATCCTGTTCCAGGAGTTGCTCATAGATATAAGATAACTTCTATCGTTCCTGGATCGAATACGGACGGGGTCCATATTTCGGCAACAATGCTTTGGGATGAAGATGTTCCTGAAGACGATTTCCCGATGAATGGCTCTTATGCGTTATTAACTGAAGATACAATTAATAGAAAATACAGTTTACCTCCCTCAGATTTGGTTTATGCAAATCTTCCAGGTGGTATTGTCGAAGCTGCTTATAATGCAGATATTCGCCATATAACAGATAAAATAGGAGTTACAGGTGTTCAAGGAATTACAGGGCCCCAAGGTCGAACGGGTCTTCAAGGAGTCACCGGAGTTGCAGGGGGTGGCACAGGTGTTCAGGGAGTTACCGGAGTCGCGGGTGGTGGCACAGGTGTTCAAGGAGTTACAGGGCCCCAGGGTAGAACTGGAGTTCAAGGAATCCAAGGAGTTACCGGAGTACAAGGTTCTACCGGAATACAGGGCCAGACGGGTATTCAAGGAGTCACAGGTATACAGGGTCAAACTGGCGTAAATATAGCAACTTTTACGATACAGTCTGGTGCTGATACCTGGCTGCATGAGGATTCTTCTAGTACAAATTACGGTTCAGATCCCCTTATGTGGTATGGGTCTGAATTAACGGATGCAAAAAGATCTTTAATAAAATGGAATCTAAATACAATTGCCCCATACTCGGCTATTGTTGATGCCTCAATAATATTTTATCAAGGGACTTCTCAGAGTGCTGATGTTGATAGTCTTTTTAGAGTTACAAAAACATGGGTTGAAACAACAGCAACTTGGGTTAGATCCGATTCTTCTAATTTATGGTTTACTCCTGGTGGTGATTTTGACACTACCATGCTGGCCTCTTTTGTTGGCAGTGTAGGCCAAAAGATAGTTCCTTTAAATCTTGACGGCATAACGGTATTACAAAACATTATTAATGGGACTTATCCAAATAACGGCTTTATAATAGATGCTACTGGCAGTAATAATTCTGATTATTCGTTGTATACTTTCCAAAATTCAGATACCACAAATCGACCTCGTTTAAGCATTCGTTATTTCCCAGCTGGAGCTCCTGGAACTACAGGAGTTCAAGGTCAGACAGGTCTTCAGGGGTATACGGGTGCAGGTATTCAGGGCCCAACTGGAGTTCAGGGAACAACTGGACCATTAGGTGGCCCTCCAGGATCTACTGGTGTACAAGGAATAACAGGAACATCTGGTGGCCCAACTGGAGTTCAGGGAGAAACAGGACTTCAGGGTCTTACTGGACCCTTTGGTGGGCCTCAAGGAGACACAGGTTTACAAGGTCCAACAGGAATAATCGGAATACAGGGAGTAACAGGAGCTGATGGTGAAGAAGGTCCTCAAGGAATACAAGGATTAACTGGTGTACTTGGATTAACTGGAGATCAGGGTACTACAGGAGTTCAAGGTTCGATAGGACCACAGGGTCCTACGGGAGACACAGGTCAGACAGGTATACAAGGAACTACTGGAGTTGAAGGTGTAACCGGACTTCAAGGACCGACAGGTGTACAGGGAAATACTGGAGTTCAAGGAAATACTGGATTACAGGGTCCAACAGGAGTTCAAGGAAGAACTGGAGTTCAAGGATTAACTGGAGTCCAAGGAAATACCGGATTACAAGGTCCCACGGGTTTGATGGGTCCAACAGGAGTTCAGGGGCTTACTGGTGTTCAAGGACGTACAGGAGTCCAAGGTCAAACTGGATTACAGGGACCAACAGGAGTCCAAGGTCAGACGGGTCTTCAAGGTTATACTGGAGTTCGTGGAGTTGTTGGCTATAACATAGGAGCCGCTTATTATCCGCATGATTCTACTGATGTAGATTCGACTGCTTTTTACCAACTACGTAGAACACCTAGTCCCGATCCTGAGGATATTGAATCTGTTAGTATTACAGCTGGTTCTGGTCAAACACTTTTTAATAGCCAAGCCTATATTAGTCTTTCTAATGACCCTGGAACAGTCATATGGTCTGGAGGAAATTGGAATTTTTATACCTATGCTTCAGTTGATGATAATTCAGAATATAATGAGGTTTTAATTAAGGTTTTTCGAAGAACTTTTGATGGAACAAGTAATCTTCTTTTTACTGTAACTACGGGAAATATAACCAGCCTTAATCAGCCCGATCTTTATGTTACCTATATATCAGAACCTGATTTTTCGGGTGCCGTTGATGATAGACTTGTAGTTAATTATTACGCTTCGACTCAGTCTCTTTCCCCTGTTACTATATCAATGTTTATTGATGGTACAGATCATGCTTCTCATTTAATGTCTCCTCTTTCTGTTGCCAGCTTACAAGGGTCAACGGGATTGCAAGGCCCTACAGGGGTTCAAGGAATACAAGGTAATGTAGGTCCAGCTGGAAGTCAGGGAAATACAGGTCTTCAAGGTGGAACGGGTCTTCAAGGTCCAACTGGCGTTCAAGGAGTTCAGGGAAATACTGGAGTTCAAGGAAACACAGGGCTGCAGGGATCAACAGGAGTTATTGGAGTTCAAGGATTAACGGGTGTGCAGGGTAACACTGGAGTACAAGGTCAGACAGGCCTTAGAGGAATTACCGGGGTACAAGGTGTTCAAGGAAATACTGGAGTCCAAGGTAATACTGGTGTTCAAGGTAACACAGGTCTTCAGGGACCAACTGGCGTTCAAGGAATTCAAGGTAATACCGGAGTTGAAGGACATACAGGATTACAGGGAATCACGGGAGTCCAAGGTCAGACTGGAATTCAAGGGGTCACTGGTGTCCAAGGAAATACAGGTTTACAAGGTCCAACAGGAGTTCAGGGCCGTACTGGGACTCAGGGAATTCAAGGAGTCACTGGTGTCCAAGGAAATACAGGTTTACAGGGTCCGACAGGAGTTCAAGGCCAGACCGGTTCTCAAGGTTTAACTGGAGTTCAGGGTCAGACCGGTCTTCAAGGAGCAACTGGAGTTGCTGGTTTCACAGGTCTACAAGGTCCAACTGGAGTTCAGGGTCAGACTGGCATTCAAGGATTAACTGGAACTCAAGGAAACACTGGAGTCGGAGCGACAGGCTATACTGGATTACAAGGTATTACTGGAGTCGATGGCACGACAGGAGTACAAGGATCAACAGGAGTTGCGGGCTCTACTGGTCTACAGGGACCTACAGGAGTTGCGGGCTCTACAGGGCTGCAGGGTTATACTGGAGTTCAAGGATCTATAGGATCTCAAGGAAATACAGGATTGCGAGGCTTTACCGGAGTTCGTGGAGATACCGGGGTCCAAGGTCAAACAGGTGTCCAAGGTCAAACAGGTGTCCAAGGTCAAACTGGATTGCAAGGACCAACAGGAGTTCAGGGATTAACTGGGGTACAGGGTCAGACTGGAGTCCAAGGAAATACAGGAGTTCAAGGATCAACTGGATTACAGGGTCCAACAGGTGTTCAAGGAAATACAGGAGTACAGGGGAATACTGGAGTTCAAGGATCGACTGGTCTACAAGGACCAACAGGAGTCCAGGGTCAAACCGGTCTACAGGGTCCAACAGGAGTTCAAGGACAAACGGGACTTCAGGGAAATACAGGAGTTCAGGGGAACACAGGAGTCCAGGGTCAAACCGGTCTACAGGGTCCAACAGGAGTTCAAGGACAGACTGGATTGCAAGGTCCCACGGGTGTTCAAGGTGTGACAGGAGTCCAGGGTCAGACTGGACTACAAGGTCTCACGGGAGTCCAAGGTCAGACCGGTCTTCAAGGACCAACAGGAGTCCAGGGTCAGACCGGACTGCAAGGACCAACAGGAGTTCAAGGAATTCAGGGGAATACAGGGGTCCAGGGTCAAACAGGATTACAAGGACCAACAGGAGTCCAGGGTATTCAAGGTAACACTGGAGTCCAGGGAAATACAGGCGTACAAGGCCAGACAGGATTGCAAGGTCCAACTGGAGTCCAAGGTGTTCAAGGAAATACTGGAGTCCAAGGCCAAACAGGATTACAAGGAGCTACCGGAGTTCAGGGTCAAACAGGCCTGCAAGGCCCAACAGGAGTACAAGGTCAGACTGGGGTACAAGGTACAACGGGAGTCCAAGGCCAAACGGGTCTACAGGGACCCACAGGGGTTCAGGGCCAAACGGGTCTTCAGGGTTCAATTGGGGTGCAGGGCCAAACAGGTCTTCAGGGTCCGACTGGAGTCCAAGGTGTTCAAGGCCAAACAGGAGTCCAGGGCCAGACCGGTCTGCAGGGAGTAACGGGAGTTCAGGGTCAAACAGGTCTTCAAGGTCCTACAGGAGTCCAGGGTCAGACAGGTCTGCAAGGAGTAACGGGAGTCCAGGGTCAAACAGGAGTTCAAGGACAAACTGGAGTCCAGGGTCAGACCGGATTAAAAGGTGTAACTGGAGTTCAGGGAAATACAGGAGTTCAAGGACAGACAGGTCTACAGGGACCAACAGGGGTTCAGGGTCAGACTGGTTTACAAGGTCCAACAGGGGTTCAGGGTCAGACTGGACTTCAGGGGCTTACTGGAGTACAAGGATCGACAGGACTACAAGGACTAACTGGGGTCCAGGGAATACAGGGAAATACTGGAGTTCAAGGACAGACCGGGTTTCAAGGATTAACAGGGGTTCAAGGTCAAACGGGAGTTCAGGGAAGTACTGGTTTACAAGGTCCAACAGGTGTTCAAGGACTAACTGGAGTTCAAGGAAATACAGGAGTACAAGGTCAGACCGGGTTACAAGGCCCGACTGGATTGCAGGGTCCAACGGGAGTTCAGGGACTGACTGGAGTTCAAGGAAATACAGGAGTCCAGGGTCAGACCGGGTTACAAGGCCCAACAGGAGTCCAAGGACTAACAGGAGTCCAAGGAGCAGGATTTACAGGATTACAGGGTCTAACAGGAGTACAGGGCCAGACTGGCTTTCAAGGCTTAACGGGAGTCCAAGGAGCAGGATTTACAGGATTGCAAGGTTTAACGGGAGTTCAAGGGCTTACAGGATCTCAGGGACCTACTGGCGTACAGGGTCAGACAGGTTTTCAGGGAGTAACAGGAGTCCAGGGCCAGACAGGTTTCCAGGGATTCACGGGAGTTCAGGGTCAGACCGGACTTCAAGGACCAACGGGAGTTCAGGGCCAGACAGGACTACAGGGACCTACGGGAGTTCAGGGTCAAACAGGTTTACAAGGATCGACAGGGGTCGCTGGTCAGACAGGATTACAAGGTCCTACAGGAGTCCAAGGCCAGACTGGTTTGCAAGGTTTAACTGGAGTCCAGGGAATACAAGGAAATACTGGAGTCGCTGGTCAGACAGGATTACAAGGTCCTACAGGAGTCCAAGGCCAGACTGGATTACAAGGTCCTACAGGAGTCCAAGGCCAGACCGGTATTCAAGGACTCACAGGAGTCGCTGGTCAGACAGGTTTACAAGGACCGACAGGAGTCCAGGGAATTCAAGGAAACACGGGAGTTCAGGGTCAAACAGGTCTTCAGGGAGTAACAGGAGTCCAAGGCCAGACCGGATTAACGGGCCCTACTGGTGTTCAAGGATTAACAGGAGTTCAGGGACAAACCGGTTTGCAAGGTATTACTGGAGTGTTTGGAACTTCGGGAGGTACAGGAGTACAAGGAACTCAGGGAAATACTGGTGTTCAAGGTCAAACTGGTCTTCAGGGACCAACAGGAGTACAAGGTCAGACCGGATTACAAGGTATTACTGGAGTGTTTGGAACCTCGGGTGGTACTGGAGTCCAAGGAACTCAAGGAAATACTGGAGTACAAGGTCAGACTGGTCTTCAGGGCATTACTGGAGTTTTCGGAACTTCGGGAGGTACTGGTGTTCAGGGAATTCAAGGAAACACAGGAGTCCAAGGTAATACAGGACTTCAGGGGCCAACAGGAGTACAAGGTCAGACCGGGCTACAAGGACCCACAGGAGTCCAGGGTCAGACAGGTTTACAGGGACCAACAGGAGTTCAGGGACAGACAGGATTATTTGGAGTAACGGGCGTTCAGGGAAATACCGGGGTACAAGGACAGACAGGTTTACAAGGTCCAACTGGAGTTCAGGGAATTCAAGGAAATACTGGGGCTCAGGGTTATACAGGTCTTCAGGGATCTACAGGAGCAAATCGACATACAACCTTGTTTGATATGCCTGATTCTTCAGGTGTTATTACAGATCATGATGTTCGATTAGTAG